CTTGATAAAGATGGAGCTATTCAATTTGGTTCAGGTAATAGTATAGCTAATGCACCCAGTAATCATTTTTATGAAATGGTAGGTTTTACACATTCAAATAAAAATTGGGGATTTATTATTGCTAAAAATATAGATGAAGATGATAAAACTTTATATATTAAGCAAGTTATAAACGGTTCTTATAAAGATTGGTTTCAGTTGAAAAGTGTTAGAAGTGTAGTTGCTGCAATAAGTTCAAATTGGACTGCTACAGTAGAACATCAAAATAACACAATCTTTGTAGAAAACTCTTTGAGTATTGAATTAGGACAACTACAAAATATGGGTTCAATATCTTTTAGAAAAACTTTTGATGGTGGTAATGTTACATTTACTTGCAATGGAAAACAAATAATATATACAAGTGGTAATTTATTTAATGGTGGTGATGGTTCTACAGCTACTGTGAGTATTTGGAATAATAAGTGTTATATTGATATCAGAGATATTTAATTATGTTAGGTAAATTAAAAGGAGAAGATAAAATTCTTCATAGTAAAATTGGTAATCTTATTTATGTATTTGCATTTATATTTTTATTACCTTTTGTAAGTATTAAACATTCTTTGGTAACATCTTTGATTATATTATTTTTAGTGGCTTTAACAAAAGAGCTATATGACAAATATATTAAAAAAACTTATATTGATTGGTGGGATATAGTAGCTGCTTATATTCCTTATCCTATAACTAAATATATTAATAAAATGAATCCTATACAGCAATTGAATTTTGCAAATACTGATAATCTATTAATAGTAGATTTTAATCAAAATGGTAGACAAAGTCCTATAAATATTACTAAACAATTTAGTAAGGTTTATACAGTAGATTTTAATATTGATGGTATAAATATAAATGTAACAAAACATAATTTTATATGTAATTCTACAGATTGTAAATTATATATTTGGTTTGATTATCCTATTTTTAATGAAAAAGTGACTAATAGGAATTTAGATGGAGTAGAATTATATTTTGAGTTTGGTGAACCAACAGTAGATGAAAAGAAATTTTTTAATAATATTACAAATATGGAAGATGTAAATAAATATCCAGATTTTGATATATCAGATAAAAGTCTTGCTACATCTATTCTTGTAAGTGATTATGGAGATTCTATAGAAATAAATATAGAGTTTCAATTTAATGGTAAAATGATAGAATATAAACTCAAAGATATAGCACATAATAGGACTATAAAAATAATATACAATTAGTATGACAGTATCAGAGATAATACAAAGAATACAATCCTTATACTCTAAGGGGGTACATTCTGATGATACAAGGCTTTCTAACAGGCATATTTACAATAAAATAGTATCTGTTAGAAGTAGACTCATCTCTCAAGAGATAAAGAAAAAACAAGGTGTTTCTGCATGGAATTACCAAACTATCTCTTGTATTGAGATGATAAAAGTACCTTCTCATCAATGCCCTTGTGTACCTCAATTAGGTTGTGATGTATTAAGGAGTAAGCATAAATTGCCTGCTCCTTTAAGTGGTTTAAATGGACATATAATAAGTTCTGTGACTTCTATAGATAGAATGATGAAGTTAGATGAACTAAAGGTTAATGCTATAACTTACCAAAAAGGGAATAAATATACTAAAACTAAGACAACTTTTTTTGTTCAAGATGATTATATCTGGATATTTACTCCTTCTAAGTTAAAATATATTACAATGACAGCTTTGTTTGAAGACCCTATAAAAGTAAAAGAATTTGAGCAGTACTGTAATAATAAGGATTGTAAAGACTGTGATTGTAGAAATTTCTTAGAAGAAGAGTTCAGTATAGATATGGATTTAGTAGATGTACTTATAGAAATGTCTTTAAGAGAACTACAAGTTTTTGGACAATCTACAGAAGATAAAACAAACAATACAAGTGACTCACCTCAACAACAAAGTAAATAATGGGAAGAAAAAGAATTAGAGAAATAAAGACTTATACTATAACTACAAGTTATACACACTATGTTAAAAAAATAAAAGAGACACCTTTTGCCAAACAATCTTTTAACAGAAGGGTTTATACTGATGTAATGAAGGATTTTTTAGCTTACTTAGGTGATACACTTATAGAGACTGGTAAAGTGGTATTACCTAAAAAAATGGGTAGTATAGAAATAGAAGGATATCATCAAAAAATAAGTTATGATGAGGAAGGTCACTTAAAAGGGTTAGCTATAGATTGGAAAGCTACAAAAGAACTTTGGGATGAAGATGAAAAAGCTAAAGAAAATAAACAATGTGTGTATCATTTAAATGAAAACACTAATGGCATAAAGTATAAAATCAAATGGTTTAAAACTAAGATTTTTGCTTCAAATAAAACAAGTTATAATTTCATTATGAATAGGTCTATAAAAAGAAGAGTAGCTGCTTCAATAAAAAGTGGTAAAGAATATAAAATATCATTTAGGTAATTATGGCAAGAAATTATAAATACATAAGTTTAGATAGAATACTCTCTAAGGTATATAGAGATATTGGTATGGAAGAAGTTTCTGAGACAGATGTTATAGAATGGTCTGGAGAAGCTTTAGAATTTATGAGTGTAGTAAGTATCTATGAAGAAGCTATTGCTCAAGTAGAAATTAATAATCATCAAGGAGATTTACCTTACTGTTTACAAATTATAAAACAGGTAGCACGTGATAATTATTATGAGAAAAAAGATGCTTGTAAAGAAGATATAAAAGAAGATAAAAAAATAGAACCTCAACTTAATGTAGGCTGTACAGAGTGTGGAGAAAGAATTATTAAAGAAATACAGCCTGACAGCTACTTTAATGCAAACCCCTTTATGTTTCTAACCACTAATTACTATAAAGAGCATTATACACCTGTCAGGCTTTCTAACCACACTTTTTTTAACTCTCTTGTATGTGTTGAAGATGTAGATATTTATAAAACTTGTGTAGATGAATATACTATTGTAGAGGATAAAATTAGAACCTCTTTTGAGGAAGGGTTGGTTATAATATCTTATTATAGACAAAAAATAGACCCTGAAACAGGTTATCCAATGATACCTGATACCATAAGTCTTGTGAGTGCTATTACATACTACATTACTTGGAAATACTTTCAGAGACTTTGGTATATGGGTAGAGAAGGTATGAGTGATAAAATGCAACAAGCTGAAGAAAGATGGCTTAAATACTGTAAACAAGCCACTTCAGAATTTAAGATGTTATCAGGAATTGATGAGCATCAGAACTTTATGGAAAGTAGGTTTAATAACCTTATACCTAATAGAAGACAATATTATGGTTACTTTGGTAACTTAGGTAGATTACAAAGATTTAATTTTAGAAACAATGGATTTAATTAATAATAGCATAGAACAGCCTTCAAAAGGTTTATATACTGATGTAGACCCTATAAACCAACCACAAGGAACTTACAGGTATGCTCTTAATGCTGTAAATGAAAGTAATGAGGGTGATATGGGTACTATCTCTAATGAAGGTAGCAATAACAAATATGCTTTTTTGAAAGATAACTATGTACTTATAGGCTCTGTTTATATAGGGGATGGTGAAACTTGTATATTTTCTGTAAGAAAAGATAATAATGCTTCTGAAATAGGTATACTATCTGAAAAATCCTCTTTTAAAAATGAATCAACAGAAAACAACTATAAAGTTTGGTGTAATGACAGTAATTCTCTATCTTCTGAAAAATTAAACTTTAAAGTAGAAAAACAAATACAAGCTACTTTTAGACTTAGAAGAGGTTGTGAAAAAATGGTATATTGGGTAGATGACTATAATGTACCCAGACAAGTTAATTTAAGCAATAAAGAATTATATAAAAATTCTTCTGGTAATTTTGATGCACAGAAATTCTCTATTATAAAAGGTTTTAAGAATATACCTAAATGTGATAATGTTGAAATAATTGAAAGTCAAGGTAATTTACAACCTGGTACTATATCTGTATTATTACAATATTCTGATGAAGAAAAAAACTTTACAAATTTTGTATTAGAAGTACCTAATATAATTATCTATAAAGATAATCATAAGCAAAGTTTTAGTGCTATAGATGGCTCAATAAATGTAGAATATAATAAAGAATTTAGTGAGGGTAGAACAGATAAAGCTATAAAACTATCTTTTTCTAATTTTGATGCTAATTATCCTTTTTATAGATTAGCTTTTGTACATTATGGAAATAATACTTTAGAAGTCTCTGAAGTATACATTTCTGATATTATATCTACAAGACAAACAACTTATACTTATTCTTATTCAACTACACTAGAAAAGACAGACTATAACTATATAGAAACTTTTAATAGAAACAACTTTATTAGAAGTGCTAAAACAATAGAACAAAAAGATAACAGACTTATATTAGGTAATATAAAGGGTTATGATTTAGATTTTTCTAATCTACAAAAATTAGCTTCTAAGATAAATGTAGATTGTATAGTTAAAAAATCTACTATAAATAGTGTAAATGATATACATAATACTAAAAATCCTTTATCTAAAATAAATGGTACTGGTTTTATTCCAGGTGAAGTAACTTCTTTAGGTATAGTATATGTATTTGAAGATGGGTTTGAATCTCCTGTAATGCATATACCTGGAAAGAACAATAAGGATAGTAATGATTTTGTATATAATACAAATGTTCCTAATAATGTAGTTGGAGTATTTCCTATGAAACATTCTAGTAATGACCCAAAAAACATTAATAATAATACGGGTAATTATAAGTATTATCAAAGAGAATCTTGTGAAAATTTTGATTATTGGGGTGTAGATAGTCGTGGAGAAAGCTTAGTGAATACTTATGTAAGGCATCATAGATTTCCTTCTAGGTCTGATTTAAACTTACCTTTATTTGTAGAACAACAAAATGAAAGTTCTGTAAAACAAATATCATATACTTTAAATTTTGGTAAACTTAGTGATAAAATAAAAGAACTAAGCAAAGAGTGTAGAGAACCTAACAAAACAAATTTATATTGTAATAATCCTATTCTTATAAGTTTTAATGTTAGTAAAGGAAATAATGAAAAAGAAAAGATAGAAACTGAATTTTATACAGATATACCTGCATCTACTTATGATACTAAGAATTGGTTTGATTCTGATGGTACTGTAGGTAATGTATCTGATTTTACTTTAAAGATATTAGTAGGAGTTTATGAGAAGAAAAAAGATGGTACTTTTGAAGTCAAAAGGAATTTAGATAATCTTACAGAAACTAATGGAAAACTTGAAATAACTTCTGACCATGAAGAAAAAGAATCAGCTCCAGATAGTGATGGTAATATTACAGTAAGTGTTTATTACAAAAGTAATTATGTAGTTAGTAATTCTATAAGAAATGAGTTTTCTTTTAGAGAACTTTTTGATATAATACTTATAAAAAATGTAGAATCAGACTCTCCTTTAAAGCCAATAGAGACCTATATTTTAGGTGTTTCTCTTTCTAATATAGAATTACCTTCAAAAGAATTAACAGGTAAAAATTGTATAGGTTATTACGTTGTAAAACAAGAAAGAAAATTAACTGATAGAACCATATTAGATACAGGTGTTGTAGTTCCTTTATGGGAAGCTGGAGATTTTAAAACTGCATCTTTTGTAGACCCTGTATTTTCACCAGAAGGGTATAGAGTATTAAGTAATTATCCCAATGATACTCCATCTGGAATATATAAAAGAGGTTTTTCACTAATAGCACCAAGACATAAATTTCATGACCATACCTTTGATAATTTTACTCATATTGTAGAGCAAGGTTTTTATACTACTAATAATAGTATGACACATATAACAGGTCAAGCTGTACAGAATGTAAATGACTATAAATCAGATAATGTATCTAATTCTTATAGTGCTTTTGAGGACCATGATGGTATGACTTTAAAAAACATTATAAGATATCAAAAAATGAAGTATGTCAATAAGATAAGAATACATTCTTTTTACTTAGAAAACAAAGGAAAAATTGATATTTTTAATCTTAATACTTGTGAATATGGTACAGTTGAAGGTGAGCCTGACATGCTATATAATATGGATTTTTCAAATAAAAAATTAATATTTAAAGCTGATAGGGATATTCCTGGATTACCTGAGTATAACCCAGTTAATGATGAGAGACAGTATCCTTATGTGTATATTTATAATAACCATAATAGTTTTTATAGTGATTTTCAAAGAGCTAAGTATTATAAACTAAATAATAATATTAGTACAGAGAGTACTTATAATTCTTTTTGTGGAGATTTCCAAATAGGTGGTTTAAGAGAATATAGTACTTTATATTTAAACATAGCACAGAGAATACAAAGACAAAAAAGAAGTTGGTGGCAAGCTATTGCAGGAGTAACTTTAGCTGTGATAGGTTTAGTAGCAGCTATATTCTCTGGAGGTTCTTCTTTAGTTCTTGTAGGTGCTGGATTAGCTTTATTAGGTGCTACAGCTTATGGTATAGCTACTATAATAAAAACAGATAACTTTAATAAAGCTATGACAGAACATTGGGAAAGAGGTCTTAAAAGAACTGTTATGGATTATTGGGGAGCTCATGTATATATAAGAGATTATGCACAACCTGATGGTTTTGATACAGTAAAATATCAAGATGATACTATAAGGTGGTATACTGAAATTTTAGGTGATTTAGTATTTGAAACAGATATAAATATTTCTTTAAGGATAATGCCTAAAAGTGATAGGAATAACTTTTTGAAACCTTTTACTTCTCACATGAAAAATATACCAAGTAAGGTAGAGTATGGTAAAGGCTGGGGAGCTACTATATGTCTTGTAGATAATACAAGTTCAGGTGGTTGGTGGTATTGGGAAGATAATGGTATGACTTTAAAATCTGAAACTTTAGAGGAGCTTTTCTTTTTAAATAAACTTTGTAAACAAGATGAAGGAAGAAAATCTGAAAAAGCCTATGCTGATAATGGTTGGTCTTATAGAGGTATACCTATACCTCCTATATATTTTGTAAATAATGATTACCAGAATCAAAGAAAAGTATTATCTCATTATATGACACCTGTTGAGTATTCTTTTTGTTCTGAATGTAAAGAAACTTTTCCTCAAAGGTTTGTATGGAGTGAGGTATCTCAATCTGAAACATTAGCAGATAATTATAAGATTTTCTTACCTAATAATTATAAAGATATAACAGGTGAGTATGGAGATATAACAAATATTTTTACATTTAATAATCAGCTTTATATACATACTAAAGAAGGGTTATTTATGCAGCCTACAAATTATCAAGAGAGAATTACAAATGGTGTAGTATCCTATATAGGAACAGGTGAGTTTGGTTCTTTACCTGCTTTACCTATTTTAGATGATAAGTATGGAAACTCAGCTGGATTACAACAAAGAGAAGCTCAAATTATAACACCTTATGGATACTTCTTTGTATCTGAAAGAGAAAAGAAAATATATAAATTTGATGGTAAATTAATTCCTATATCTGATATAGGTATGTCTAATTGGTTTGACAATCATATACAATTAGAACTAAATAAGACTTATAGAATTAATAATGGTACAGAATATCCTTATAATGATAATCCATCTAATTTCTTAGGCACAGGGTTTATATTAACCTATGACCAAGATAAGGAAAGAGTAATAGTTACTAAGAAAGATTATATACCTAATCAGATATTAAGTAACAGTAAAGATTATAATTTATGTGTTAGAGATAGTTTAGTAACAGCTTTCTTTGAGATATCAAAAAATAAAGCTATAATGGAAGGTTCTGATTTAGATAAGAAAAGAGAGCTATTACAATCTGTAAGTAGGATAGAAGATTTAAAAGGAAACCCTGTTAATATTACTCTTACTCCTGAAATGGAGTTTACATTTAAAGATATAAAAAATTGTGAAATAGCATATCAAGTTGTAGTAAAAGAAAGAGTTCTTTTCAGATATACAGAAAAAATATATAATGTATATTTTTCTGGAGCTATTATATCTACAGATAATATAATGAATAATGGTTGGACTATGAGTTTTTCTTTAAAGAATAATACATGGACATCTTTTCATTCTTATATACCTAATGCTTATGTGAGAATGAATGATATATTCTTTAGTTGGGTTTATGGAAATAAAAATATATACTTACATAATAATCCATACTTATTCCAGAATTTCTATGGTAAACAATACCCCTATATTGTAGAGTATGTTAGTGGTAATAATCCTATAGTCACTAATATTTTTAATCATCTAAGATTTATAACAGAGGCTTATAAATTTGATAATACTAAAAAAGAGTGGTATACTAAAAGATGGGATACATTTAATAGGGCTGTTTTCTATAATACAAGACAGTGTTCTGGAGAATTAGTTTTGAGAGTAAAAGATACTACTGAAGAGCAAGAGGATTACTTAAAGAATCAAATTATTAATCAAAATAATAATAGTATTCTTATTGATAGGAATGAAAAAGATTGGTTAGTAAATGATGTAAGAGATATAAGAATTAATTACGAAACACCTATCTGGAGTGAAGATATAATGGATATTTTTAATAAATATCAAGGAGACTATATGGATAAAACTCTTAATGAAGACTCTTTAGATGTAAATAAAGATTGGTTTAATCTTGAAAATTTCAGGAATAAATTTTTGGTAGTGAGATTAATTTTTGATAATTTTGCAGATGAAAATAAAAATACTAAATTAGTATTGTTTATTACAAATGAGAATAATAATATAAGTCAATATTAATTATGAAAAGAAAACAAAAGAGAGCTTATGGTGGTACACCAATGAAAATACAAACTCCAGAAGAGGCTATAGCACAAAGTAATATAAACCTTGTAAAAGCTATGGCTGATGCTGAGCAAGCTGCTAAACCATGGGTTATGGCAGGAGATATAGCTACAGCTCTAGGTAATTCTATATCAGGAATGGGTTCTTATAATAAAGGAGTAAAAAGTGCAAATTCATCACCTTTAAAGAGCTTACCTGAAGGTATTGGTAAAGGATTTACTTATAATGCACCTAAGAAACAATTTGGAGATAGTGAATTACCTATGGCATCTTATGCTGCTTCAGTTAATAACTATAACTTACCTGATATAGGTGATTTTAGTTTAAATACTAATGACCCAAGTTTTACTAACTTAAATTATACTTTTGGTAATATGAATACTAATAAACCCATATTTGATACAGGAGGTGGTCCTATAAAACCAGGAAGAAAAGTTTATAGGAAACAAACTCAACAAGAAATAGCTAATGGTAAAATAGCTATGAGAAATGCCTACATTCAAGGTACAGGCTTAAAATTAGATAGTAATATGGACTCTCCTTTAGGATATGATGAAGATGCTTTAATAAGTGATGGATATACTACTTATGATACTTTAGTACCTTCTCAAAAATTTAAAGGAAGATATAAATTCAAAGACCTTGGTGGAGGTAATGTAGCTATTATAGGTACAAATAGAATATTTAATAATAGAAGTAATTTTGACCTTCTATATAAAGATATTATAGCTAACAATCCTAATGCTAATGTAAAATTTGACCCTGAAATATCTTTTGGAGAAACTCGTAAATATTTCAATTCCTTACCTTCAAACTACTTAGGTATAAACTCTCTCAGAGCCTTTGGAGGTGAAATTACAGATGGTGACCCTGTAAAACCTCCTAAGAAAAAAACAAGACCTGGAACTGTAATATACAGAGACCAAACAGATGATGAATATAAAGCAGGTCAAGCATCTCTTTTACAAGCTTCTAATGCAGGAACAGGGCTTGGATTCAATCAAGACAATGCTTTATTCCAGCAAGATAGAGATGCTAAAGTATTTGATAGTGTAGTTCCTTATGATAACTATAAGAAAGGAGCTTATTTTTCAGACCATTATGTAGCAGTACCTTCTACAAGAAGAACAGGTTATATGGTTGTTGTACCTTATGAAGATAAAGACCTTTACGTAAAAAATAAGAGAAACTATGTAGATGTTTTGATGAGAGACTTTAGAATGAATAACCCTGATGCAAACTTTATAATAGATGATGATTTATCTTATGAAGAAGCTTTACAACGTTATCCAAAAGGGTATCAAAGAGAAAATTCAAAAAGAGCTTTTGGAGGTAGCATAAATGATGTACCTATTGAAGCAGAAGGTCAGGAAATAGTTCAAGAACCTACTGGAGAAATGTATGAATTACAAGGACCTTCTCATGAACAAGGAGGTATAGACATGCAAGTTCCAGAAGGTAGTCAGATTTATTCTAAAAGGTTACAAGGAGCTGATGGTAAAACTATGGCAGATAGGAAAGCTTTTAGAGAAAAAAGGTTAGCTAAATTAGAAGCTTTGGTAAAGAGAAATCCCAATGATAAGATTCTAAAAAGGACCTTAGAAAAGACTCAAAGAGATTTTGCAAAGCAGGAACAAGAGGATATGGAATATATGAATTATATGCACCAAACTCAAGAAATGCAACAAGATTCTATGTTTGACCCACAATCTAATATGTTAGAAGAGGAAGATATTTTTGCTTATGGGGGACCTATTAAAAAAAAAGTATTTATTGAATCACCTCTATTAGAAGAAAGAGGTTATTATGCAGAGCCTAGATATGATTCTCACATAAAACCACCTGTATTAGCTACTCCAACTTATGTACCTGGTGAAACTGTCATAAGAGATTTAAATCCTATGACAAAAGAAGATTGGAAAAATTATTATAATAGCTTAAATACTGAAGAATATATTTCAGAGGAACAAGAACCTACTAACAATAATGATAGTTCAGAAAAAGGTGGTTTCTGGTCTAATGCAGGTCAAGTGGCTAAGAACTTTATAACAGAGGCTAATTTACCAACTATAGGTGATACAATAAATCTTTATGGTAAATATAAAGCAGCTTTTGACCCTGCTGACATGACTTTAAGAAATAGGGCAGGAGATACACCAAATATTAATCCTTATGAGAACTATGGGCAAAGAGGTCTAAACAAAATGGAAGAGGTAAAAAACAACCTTAGAAACAACTTAGACCAAGCTATTCAAAATAACCAATTAAACACCAATGCTTATAAGTCACAAGCCAATAATAATGCCAGAAGTATAAATACAATGAGAGCTATGAATTTAGCTACAGAAGCTCAACAAATGGCAGCAGATAATGCAGCTTATATGCAATATGCTCAACAAGTGGCTGGTATAGATTCTCAGATAGCTCAAATGTTAGATAGACAAGACCAAATGCAAATGTCTGGAAATTACCAAAGAGATATTGCAGATAGACAGGATAGAGATAACTTTAATAAGCAATTACAACAAGATATTGCAACTCGTAATAGAGGTATTCAAGAGATTGGTAAAACTCTTAATGATTGGAGAGAAAGAGATTTTGGATTTAATGTAGTTAATCAACTATCTAAAGACTTTAAAGTTAATAAAGATGGTACTATTAGTGCAAAAGGTAATGAAAGTACTTGGACACCTGAGAAGAGATATTGGAATGGTAAAAATCAATCTGAGTATGATAATTACTTAAAGAATTATAAGACTAAAGGTTACTTTATTGAAGGTGATACTATGTATGATAAAGATGGTAAAGAGGTAGACCCTAATAATCATTATGCAGTAGTTCCTGGAGGTAAAGAATTTGATTTATCAGGTAAAAAGAAAGCAGAGAAGGAACTTGAAAAGAAAAACATAGAAGCCTTTAATAGGATTACAGGAACTAACTTCAATGATTATTTTGATAGTGTAGATGATATGATGACTAGTAGAAAAGCTTATAGTGATAATGAATGGTCTGAAGAAGGTAAAAAATATGCTAAGTATCAAAAAGACCTTTTAAGTAATGAAGAAAGATATAGAAACTTCAAAAATTTTACAGGTAAAAATGGTGAGAAATTCACAAGTGCTAAGAGTATGAGAGATTATGAATACTTGAATGGTAAAGCCACTGAAGTAGAAGAAAAGAAGAAATATATTAGTAAATTAATATCAGGTGCTGGAGGTAAAGAAACAAGGATAGGTGGTTTGTATGAATTTAAAGTTACAGTACCTCCTACTAAAAAAGGTGGTAAACCAATACAAGATACTGTAGAAGTGAATAAAGAACTTGTTGAAAAATACCAAGAAGAGTTTGATGCTCAAAACCCTGATAGTAATAAGAGCATCTTTGATGTAAATGATAATAAAGTTATAGAGTTTTGGAATACATTTATAACAGGAATTTATAAAGATAAAGATAAAGAAGCTCTTAATAAAGTTAAGTTATTTTTTGGAACAAGTAGAGGAAAGTAATTATGGGAAGATATTATCAAACAGCTCAAAGCCAATTTGTAGATGGTGTATTTAATCCTGACATGCAATTGGCTATGAAAGCTCTCTTAAATGAGCAACAACAATATGATACTCAAAAAGCTGTTCTTGAAGAGTTTATGAATTTAAAATTCAACCATCTAAACTCTGAAGAAGAAAATGAGAATGCCCGTATAGCTAAAGAATATTATATGCAGAATGCAGATGATATTGCTAAAGCTATGATGGCTGATAAACAAAATTACCATAAATATATGGACAGAATAAAAGGTCTCAGAAGAGACCTTATTTCTGATTTTGAAGATGGTCCTATAGGTAAGATGGTAAATAACTATAATCAAGAGCAAGCTTGGAAAAAAGAAAATGCAGGAATACTTAAAGATAACCCAGCTTTATATAATGCTTTGTTCTCAGAAGCAAGAAAAAATTGGGGAGGTAATTCTGTAACAGGGGGTGTATGGAATCAAGAAAATGGTCTTAAAGCTTTTGACCAACAAGCTATAGAAAATAATATCTTAAAAATGGAAGCTGATATTAAAAAGAACTCTAAACAAACAGCTAATGGTACTTGGATTTATGATGATGGATATGAAGTAAAAGAGCTTACAGAAAGAGATATTAGAAACTATGCTGTAAATAAAGTTCTTTCTGACCCTTCTGCTATGGCTTATTTTGCTCAATCAGATAGGTTAGGTCTTAGTAACTATCTTAATCCTGATGGTTCAATAAATGAGTCAGGAACACTTTCTAATTGGTTAGATGCTATTAAGTCTTATGCTTATAGACAAGAAGATTCCTGGCATAAAATGCAAGCTAACCCTTATGGATTGCAAAGAGATAAAGCTTCTCTTGAACTTGAAAATTACAAAGCTAAGAAAAGATTTGATAAGGAACTTGAAGAAGAAGATAAAGTTTATGCTTTTGAGAATGTTTCATTACAATATAATGGAACACCTGAAACAGTTAAATCTGAGCTTGAAGCAGCTCTTAATGCTAAAAAAGCAGGTAAAGAGCTTTCTCCAAATCAACAAAAACTTGTTGATTCTGCTTATTATAGTGTAGCTAATGAAATGCTTAGAGTAACAAATCAAAACAATGACCCTAAATTTAAACAATTACTTGAAAATGCTGGTGTAAATCTTGATTATATAAATGCTATAAATCAAGTAAAAGGTAATTTCAATAAGCTTGATGAACCTTCAAGAAAATATTACAGTGACCAAATTGCTAAATTTAAAAATGCTTTTGATAATTATTATAGTAGTCAAAAGGGTAATGCTTTTAATAATTTAAGTATTAATTATAATGAAGACTCTGGAACAGTAAGTATAGATGGACAACAATATAAAATAAAAGCAGGTGGTATTGGTTGGGGTGCATATAAATATATAGATTTTGGTGGAAAAGAAATTCCAATAGATACTTCTTTTAGGGGTAAAAAAAGTATTGAAGAGCAAATAGCAAACACTATAAAAAGCACTAATTATAACTATTTAAAATCTGTATATGATAATGCTTACAATAAATACGCAGAAAAAGTAAATAATGAGAATTATTCTGCTAATGAATGGATAATGGGATTAGATAAAAAAGACCCTAATTTAAAATCCTATTTTGAAGTTGTAAATAATGGAATAAAAGGCGCTGTTGAACTTGCTTTAGGTAAAGCTACTGTAGATGCTAATAATAATCTAGTTTATACAAATGGTAAATTAGGTGAAACAGCAAGTGGTTCAATGTTTAAAGTTGATGATAATTATTATTCTTTTGTACAACATTTAAAACAAGTACAAGATATGTCTGATAAGCCTATAGATATTTTTAATGATGATAGGTTTATAATTAAAATGGTTAAAGGAAGTAAAGGTAAAGAATTTTATATCACAGACACTCTAGGTGGTGACCAAAGAACAGGTGTACAAGGACAAAATACTTTTAGATTAAAACTTAATGTAGAAACTAATGCTGAAGAATATATTGATAATAAAATAAGATTGTCTAAACAATTTAAGAGTGGTGGAATAGATAGAGATATTATATTACAATCTCCTGAAAGATTAAAGACAGCACAACAAGTTGGTCAGATGTTTAATCAAAGACAAATGTCTGGAGAGCATGGTACAAACTATGACCAAAATCTTAGTTATATTGCTAATAACTTTAATATGGAAGTTGTATTTAATAATAAAGGTATTGGTATAGTTAATCCTTACTTTTTGAATGCTGATGGCTCAAGAAATTATGTATTTTCAAATTTTCCAACACTTAAAGATGGTATAGCAATTAAAAACCAAAGTGATATGATTCAATTTACAAAAGACTTGTATGATGTATATGTATTAGGTGATACAAGTGTTGATTTGTCTAAATATCAAAAATAACAAACATGGAAATAAACAGTGCAAACCTTTTAAAAGAAATGAATAGTGCTGCTAATAAAAGCAGCCAAACTTTTGCTGAAAAAGAAAGAAAACAACTTGGAGGTGCTACATTATCAGATTTTAGAAAACAATTTGGTATCAATGGTAATGAAAGTGGCACTAATTATAATGAACAAACAAGTGAAATGATTAGACTTCTTGGAGCAGTAGATATTCAAGATGGTATTAATTATAATGCAAATTTAACAGCATATCAATCTAATCTTGAAAAATGGTCAAGAGGTTTAAAGACTCTTGGTAAAGGAGCTATATCAGGTTTCTTACAAAACTTAGCTTCTTGGGATTTTGGTTCTGTAAGAGATATGGCTACAGGGGATACTTCAAAAGAATTTGGAAATGCCCTTACTGAATCTGCCTTATCTAAATGGGCTAAAGATACTACAGGATTAGAAATATACCAGAATGGAGATGATTTTGGCTCTACTGCTTATTGGGCCAGGTTTATAGGACAACAAGGATTTACTTTGGGTATTATGGCTGAAATGGCTTTAGAACAAGGTTTATTAGCCATAACTACAGGTGGTGCAGGGAATGTTGCAGGAGCTGCTTCTAAATCAAGATTATTATATAACTTACTTACAGGTGTTAATGGTCTTTATGGTGGTGTAAGAGAAGCTTGGATGAATGGTCTTGAAACTCAAGAGAATGTATATAATAAAATGATACAGATGGGGTTCTCTAAAGAAGAAGCAGGGAAAAAAGCATCTCAAGCAGCTGCTATAGGTTTTAGAGCTGAAGTAGGTCCTACTATGCTTCTTAATGGTATACAATCTTTAGTTACTTTTGGTAAATTTTCTTCCAAAGGCTTAAACAAAGCCTTAGAAGAAAGTATGGATTTTGGTGTATCTAGTGCTGTAGGTAAAGTAGGAAATATCTTTGAAAAATCTAATAATAAGTTTTTAAAGAATGCTGGTGTCCTTTTAACTGATTCTATATCAGAAGGTGTAGAAGAAGGGTTTCAAACTGCTGTAGGTACTTATGCAACGAAACAAATGTATGATAAAAATGGTCTTAGGGATTCTTCACAAACATATTGGAATGAAGAGATGAGAGACTCTATTCTTATGGGTGCTTTATCTGGAGGTATGATGGCTGGATTTGGTAAAGCAGTAAGAGGTATAGGTAATTGGGGTAAAGACAAAGCTATTAATGAATCTACAGAAGCTTTTATGAAAGATGTTACAAATAGCTCTGTAACAGCTATAAAAGAACTGAATGAAGCTTCTTTGGCTTATCAAAAAGCTTTTGAGGATTATAATAAAGATAAAACTAAAGATAATAGAAATGCTATGAATGAGGCTAAAAAGAACCTTATTATAGCTCAAGAGAAACAAGGTACAGCTCAAGTATTACAAGCTATGGAGCTTGACCAATTAAAAGGTAATGAGAATAATGAAATATTTAATGCTCATATAGAACAGATAGACAGTGCCATAAAAGCACTACAATCTAATAATACTGATAAACTAAAAGGCCTTGGATTTATAGATGAAAATGGTCAATCTGTAACAGGTCTTACTAATGCTGAAATGATAAGAGTGCTTCAATCTGATAGAGACAAAGCATTAAAAACAAAGAAAAGATTTGAAGACCATTACCAACATACTACTACAGACTTAGGTACTATTAAGAAACTTGTAACTATTGAAACTCAAATAGATATTTACGAGGATATGAAAAAAGAGATTGAAGGTAAAATTGGTAACTATAGAAATGGTAATCAAGTATACTCTCAACTCTCCGAAGATGGTAAAGAACTTTATGACCTTTATTTGAGAAAGAATGCTCTTGAAGGTCTTAAAGAAAGAGGTGGTATATCTAAAAATCAAGAAGTAGAACTTGATACTATAAAGCATAAATTACAATCTATAGCAGATGCTAATGGTAAAAAGAATGTAAATGATTTATACTCTGTTCAAGATGCTAATATTTTGAGAAGAGATATAATAGGTATACAAGCTCAACAGGAGAATTATATAGAACATTATGCTTATGAGACTGAAATAGATAGATTATATGAAAGTCTTGAACACAATAGTAAGCAAGATGTTATAAAACAAAATATAAAAGAAAGAAGAAAAGCTCAGAGAGAAGCTGCTAAAGCTGTAAGAGATTTTAATAAGATTGAAAGAGAACAAGAAAAAGAAAGAAAAAGATTAGAGAAAGAAAAGGCTAAAGCTAAAAGTAAAGAAGAAAAAGAAAAAGCTCAAAAAGAAATAGATGAATTAGCTAAGGAACAAAAGGAAACTAAAGAGAAAAAAGACAAAGCTCAAAAGGTAGAGTCTATAGAAAATGAGACAGGTAATAAAGCTTCTGATACAGAAAAAGAAGAACTTATAAATAAAGACCAATTCTTTGATGAAGAACCTGTTGTAGTTACTTCACAAGTTCAAGAAGAACCTACTAAAGAACCTACTGAAGTTACAGATAGTGCAACAGAGGAAGCTATGAGTTTAAAGAAACTCATTGAAGAAGGTAAGATTAAAATAGGAGTACCTACACCAGCTGATGTATCACCTTTTGATGAGAGTGATGGTATAGAAGAAGACTTTGTTGCTACTCCTATAGATGATTCTGAACCTATAGTAAATACAGAGCCTCTTGAAATTATAGATTTTGATGCTAATGCTAATCTTGAAGGTGACTTTGAGAGTATGAGAGAAAGAGCTAAAGAATTAGTAGCAAGAGTGCTTGAAGAATTAGACCTTGATGAACCAGACTTTGAAGCTTTCATAAAGTACTTTATAGATAGAAAAGGTAAAAAAATTGTAGATGAAGGTTTTCCTGGTTATGTAAAGATGTGGGAGCTTGCTGGATATAGCCTTGAGGATGTAAATGCTGTATATGATAAATTCTTTAATACAGCTTCTGTTGCAACTGATTTAGCTTTTGAACTTATGAATAATGGAACTCTTGTTAATAAATTTAATGAGGGTTCAGAAGCTACTGCTATAGCAAGCCAAGCTCCTGTAATAGCTACAAAAGGTAATAAAGTAATTAGAGATGATAGAGGAGCTGGGATAGAAGTTGTAGAAGATACAGCTACAGAAAATCCTAATCCTAAAGCAGCTCACTTAGGAGTAAAATATGAGACAGTAACTTTATCTAATGGAGTAAAAGCTAAAAGATATTCTGAAGTAGAACTCAATAATGACCCTTTTATAGATAATCATCTTGTACTTGATAAAAACTTTTTAAGTCCTGGAAGAATACTTGGAGTTAGAGTAGCTGAAGATGCTTTAGTTACTGTATGGGATAAAGACTCTAATGGTAATAATATAAAGAAAACTGTAAGATTTAAAGATTTAGGTTTACAACCAGGCACTCCAGAGTATAATGCTAAAGTACCTATAGTAGCTTACTTTGGTGATAAACCTGTATTTTTCTTACATGACCATGAATGGTATAACAGAACTAACATTTCTAATAGACATGGTATGCAGGACCAAATTATTAAAGATGGTTCAAGAATGATTAATGAGGTAAGAAGACAAATATTAGAAGGTGGTAAGACTCAAATTAAAATTACTGATAATCTTTTTGGTAACATATTAAATTTAAGTAATGCTGCAAGAGAAAAAGACCAGCAACCTATTACTTTAAATGAAGCTTCTAAAGGTTCTCAAATAGTAATAGCTGAGACAACTAATACTATAAAATCAGGAGGTAAATTAGTCTCTACAGCAGATTTAGTAAATGACTTTAAGAAAAACCCTCTAATTCCAGGTGCTGCCTATGAGATAAGAGAAATAGGTGATGGTAAAAAAATATTACTTTCTGTAGCTTCTAATAGAACAGGAGAACTTGACAGTATGCCTGATATAGGGTATAATACAGTTAAGTTCGGGCTTCTTGCTGCCTTTTATTTACTTAATAAAAATGATAGTAGATTTGAGGGTACTGTAACAGGTATTACTAAAAATAAAACAGTACCTTCTACTATAATAGTAAAGAATGCTGATGGTACAGTTGAAGAAAAAGTAGTAACTGTTAAGCAAAAGCTTGAAAGTATGGGCATGAATGAGCAAAAAGCTAAAGCTATATCTAAAGCCATACATGAGACTTATAATATAGATATTACAGAAGATGCCCATCTCTTATTTGAGTTATTCACAACTACAGCTACAGGTAGAGGAAGTAAACAACAATTTTTCCAAAATGCTACTAACCCTAATAATAAACAGAAAGTAACATTATTACCTAAGAAAAGTTCAGAAGGTAGAATATCAGTTAATTATCATGTAAAAGGTTATAGTAAAGCACCAGTAACATTTGAAGGTGAAAATTTAAAAGCTGTTGAGATGAAACTTAATGTAAAGCCCGATGATAAAGAAGGTTTTATAAGTTTCTTTAATTTCATGAAAGCTTTATTTGAACCTTCTAATGATGAAAGAGCTAAAGGTGTAACAAAAGGTGCTTTTTCTTATAATAACTTTATGCCTAATGATAAACAATTAGGTAGAAATAAACCTCTTGTTAATATTACTAATAATGGTGAGCTTACTTCTTACCAATCAAGTAATGGAAACAGTACTTATGTAGATTTTGCTAAAGATACTCTCAGAACAAATATTAAATCTTTTGAAATAGAAGGGGCTGATGGTAATAAAAAGAGTGTGTTAGATATACAACCTATGATTTATTATGAAGTAGTAGATGGTGAAGTTACTGCACCTCAAGCTACTTCAGCACCTAATGTAACTCCTATTACTCCTACTACAACTCCACAAAAAACAGAAGTTAATGTAGGTCAAGTAGTAGCTGCTGCTAAAGAAGAAGGTGAACAATCTGGTTTTGCTAAGAGAAAAGCTCAAGCTTTAAAGGCAGTTGAAGATATGAAAAGTCTTATAGATACTGAAATAGGTAGTGTTATGTTTACTCAAGAAATGTATGAGCAAGCTTTAGCAGCTGTACATGCTGAATTTAATGAAGACCACAATGCTGCTGTATCTATAACAATGAATCAGTATCATTTAATTCAATCTACTAAAAATAATAGAATTGATGGTATCTCTATATTAGAAGAAAATGAATTACTAAATACTTTATTTTATAGTACTCTTGAAGGTGTTGATTTGAATAAACATGAGGTAACTTTAAGTAGCATACAAAGGTCACTATATAATAGCCTAAAATTAGTTGAAAATACTATACAGCAATCTGAAGTTATGGCTATGATAAAACCTGAGTTAGCTCCTATAATGAATAAAAGGGTTGAGAAATTGAAAGCTGTACTTAACCAAAAAGAAAAACTTATAGGTAAAGAGGGTTCTCTAATGATTATGCTTAATAGGTTTTTTGGTGAAGAAATTGAATTTAATGAAGAAGCTCTTGAAGATAGTGATGAAAGTATTATATCTATACAAGATGGGGATGGTACTGAAAAGAACTATTCTGAATCATCTTTAGAGAAGAATGTAAAAATAACTTTCAGTAGTAGTCTTAAAATCCTTTTAGCTCGTGTAAAAGCTAAGAACAATCAAGGAAGTAATAAACTTAATTCATTACAATTACCTATGTTTGAAGACATAGATAATGTAGTTATGACTTTACAAGAAGTGTTAGTTAAAGGTAATTCTGACTTTGATTTTGTATTGCAAGAATTAAAAAATAGGGGTGAATCTACAAGACCTAATGCTCAAGTATATGCTGAGTTATATAGGTTATTTGCAGATGCTCCAAAACAAATACAAAATGAAATATTGTATAAGATGACAAGTGATGTGCTTAATATGTACATGATTCTTATGCAAGATGGAGCTTATAGTAATCATACTAAACTTGCTATGCAAAATGCTAATAGTTCATCTTCTGATATTAGACTTGTAAGAGAATGGAAAAATAATTTCTTAAACTCTGAACTATTCTTTGAAAAAGATGGTGAGAAATATTATAACATGGAGAGGGTTAATCTTTTAAATAAAGAGATTAATAGCCTAAGAAATGACTATAAAGAATTATCAGCTGATAATCCAGAACATGTACAGAAACTTAATAACATACTAAGAAAACTTGGTATAAACCTTTCTGATAATACACTAAAGGAACTTCTATCTACGGAAGGTAATAACATATTAAGTAATGTTGGTTCTTTAAGCCATATACAAGGAGTGCTAAACAAAGCTAATACATATTTTCAAACTGAAAGGATAGACCCTAAAACAGGTGAGAAAGTACATATAAATCCTAAATACACTGATGAAGGATTATCTCTTTATGATGTTGAAGCAACTAATATAAGAAACAATTATGCTAACTTAGAAATAGATTTAAATGGCTCTGTAATAGAAAAGTCTTATAGAGTGGCAGGGAAAACTATTCAAGGTACTGTACAGAAAATGATGGCTTATGATGCAGTATTTGAACTTAAAGATAGCAGTAATCCTAAAGCAGAACAATTATTACAAGTACCTTATTCTTCAAGAAACTACATGCTTAGAATGATGGTTCCTGAAAATAATAGTGTAGATGCTGTAAATATGGCTGAAAGCATGAGAAACATGTTTGATATAGGTTTTGTATCTCTTGAAGCTATTAAAGAAAGGTATAAAAAAACATTTGGAAGCAGAAAAATTACTGATATTCCAGATACTGATAATGTATTAGCTCAACTTGGTTTCTTCCAAAATACAGTAAAGAAATTAGCTCACAAAGTACCTGGATATGAGTCTTTGCCTTTTAGGTTAGCTAAAGTAATGAACCCTACTTTATCTGATAAGAATCAAATGTTACTCTATGACATGGCTGTTGTAGATGTAACTAACTCTATATTGTCTAACACTTTTGCTGATAAAGGTAACCAATATAATATAGGAGAAGATTTATTAAACTTCCTTACTGACCAAATTTTTGAATCAGAACTTGATAGGATAATTAGTTCTTTTAAAGAGAAAACTAATGTAAAGAAATATGATAAAGCAGCTCAATTCTTTTTAGCTTTTCCTGGTTTCAATACTTTAGAGCTTACTATGGAAGATGGTACTAAAATGTCACTTATAGAGTTCTTACACATAAATAAAGGATTAGCTAAAGGTGAAGAGAATATATTAGCTAAGAGACAAGATATAAGAGAGATTGCAAAGCAATACTTAGCAAACCTTGTAAAAGAGAAAGTTAAAGATAAGGTAAACTTTGATAATAATACAGGGGAGTGGTTTGATAATAACTTTATAAGTATGAATGAAAAAGGAGGTTTTGAGAATAATTTCCTTGATGACTCATATCTTGCATCTAAAGTAAAAGGGAATCCTATTAAGAGTGTTGAGGTAGCTGCTTATGACTTTGTTATAAACAACATGTTAGCTCAAAATAATATCTATCAAATGATAGCTGGAGATACAGCACTATACTCTGAAAATCCTTCAAAATTTGCAGATAAGAAAGAGCCTAAGAATATAAGTAAGATTGACTTTGTAGGACTTGCTAAAAAAACTGCTGAAAATATAGATAAGCGTATGGCAATGTTAATAGCCCCAGGAAATAAATTAGCTAATAGTTTGCATGAGAAATATCTCCAAATTATGGTTAATGACCCTGTGACTATTACAAGTACTTCAAGACAACTCATAAAGCAATACTATGGTGAAGTTACAAAAGAGAATGAGCAAGCTATAGCAGCTATTGAAGAGTTTGAAGAAAAAGCTGAAAAAGCAAGAGGAATATATCTTGATGAATTAAGAAATGATTACAGTAAAAAGTATGTAAAAATTAATGATAAATTTGTATCAGTTGATAGTGATGGTGAAATACATTACTCAGACTCCATAGAAGCAGCAGAATCTTTAGGAAAAGTACTTAAAGGTGTTGATGGTTACCAAACATTTTTAAAGGAAAATAACAATGAAATAGGGGATTATTTTGACATAGAAGGTACAGATGCTCAGGAGCTTACTACATGGCAAGAACACTTGGATATATTATTAAGACAAGGAAGACTTACAGAAGAAGAAAGAAACAATATAAAAGCAATATATGATAAGCTTTCTAAAGGTGAGGTCTTAGATTCTAAAGAACTTAAAGTAGTAATGCAACCTATAAAACCTGTATATGCAGGAAGTACTATAGTTAGAAATGATAAGAATGAACCTATATTGAATATGGTTACTTATATAAAGTCATCATCTTTCCCATTATTACCACAGCTTACAGCAGGTCTAAAAATGGATGCTGTGAGAAAACACATGGAAAAATTACAAGAACACCATAAAGGTAATAGGAAAGTAAGACTTTCATTCCAAACAGCAAATAAAGTAGGTTCTATTGATTCTACACTGTCTGTACATGACCTTTATAATAAAACTTTTGATGAGCTATTTAATAAAAGTACTTTACTTAATGACAATACTTTAGAGCTTGAAAGGAAGCATTTTAAGATACAGCAAGATACTCCTTACAAGACAGAGAAAAACATTGCTAAGGGTAAAGATGATTCTATTATCATGGGTTCACAAATGTGGAAAATTATCTTAGGAAATGGTATCAATAAAATAGAAGAAGCTATATTTCCTAATACTTTTGATGCTGCTATTATCAATGAGTATAACTCTCAAGTGTCTGAGAAAGATAGGGTAGTTATAAATAGTACTAAGAGTAATCTTACAGGTAAGGACCTTGATAAAATAAAGAGCTATGTAGAGAATAAATACATAAAGAATGAAAAAGATAAACTCTATAAACAATTAGGATTAGACCCTGAAACTAATAGACCAAAAGATGAAGCAAAGTTCATTAAGACTTTGCAAGAACTTCTTATATCTGAAGCTAAGAGTAGAAATTATACTGATGGTCTTTTAGATGGTTTAGAAGTATTTGAAGATTTAGAAAAGATAGATTTTAATATCCCTTTATGGTTATCATCAGGAAGTAATAAATTTGAAGCTTTACTTCAAGCTATCATATCTAACAGGTTGATTGTATTAAAGTTACCTGGAAACTCTCACTATACAGCTTCTTCTGAAGGGTTTAGTTTTAGAAAAGAAGAAATTATATCTTTAGATTCTATTAATGAAAATAGGAAATCTGGAATAGTGTGGTTAGACCCTAGTCATACAGGAGAGTTAAGAGCTACTACTAATGAGAATGGAACTCTAAAAGAAGCTGAAGTACTTATCCAAAGTAAGTTTAGAATTACTAAAGAAGATGGTACTACAGAACTCATAGATTTAACTAAAGCTCCTTATAGTGAAGAGGATAAAGCTACAGGTAAAAGGGTATTAAATAAAGAAATGATAGATGAAGTTTTACTCTCTATGTTTTCTTTCCGTATCCCTACATCATCACATCAATCAGGAGCTATACTTAAAGTAGTAGGTTTCTTACCTGAAGCAAGTGGAGATTTAATTGTAGTACCTAAAGAACATACAAAACAGATTGGTGAAGACTATGATATTGATAAAAGAAATATCTATAAGTCTAATTATGTAGTAAAAGAAAATGGTAGAATAGAGAAACTTACTTCGGCTAATAGTGAAGAAATAGTAAAAAATAAAACAAAGAATTTACAAGCACAAATAGATGCTTTATATGATGCTGTTGGAAAAGAGTTTGGTAATAATAAAAGAGTAAATGAAGATTTGTCCTATCTAAGTACTGATGAGCTTAGAGAAATGGTGTATGATGTATTTGGTATAGACTTAGATGAAGAAGGTGTTACAGATGATAAAGAAGCAAAAAAGATTGCTAAAGAAAATATTCTTAAAAAGAATGCTGAAAAAATAAAAGAGTTACACGATAGTAAGCATAAATTACAATGGAATAAGGAGTTTATAGAAAAAATAACCAGAGAAAACATAGAAAAGAAACTCCTCGAGAATGCTATGATTGATGTTTATAAGTCTGTATATCTAACTACTAATGATAAAGTACAGAAAAAGATAAATAAAATTCTATCTTTTGAAGTAGCTGGAGAAACTGCTAAACTCATAGATAAGAAGCTAAACTCAATGGAAAGTACTAAGTACTTTACTATATATGATGATTCTTACCAAAGAAAACTCATGAGATTAGGTTCTACAGGTAAATTAGGTATTTCTGTACATAGTAATACTGTAACTTTCCTATCTCAAATACAGAGATTGGATAAATCTATTATAGTTAAGAGGACTGTTTATGATGAAAAGAGTAATAAAAACTTTGTAAATAGTGAGATGGAGCTTGATGGTTTGTATTCTGATGGTACTTTAGGAGGATTTAATAATGAGTTTAAGACCCTTGATGGTATGAGACTTATTTCAGATGTAGTTGGAGAGAATCAAAACTCAGCTACAGATAATGTGAAAGCTCAAATCATGGGTAAGAGAAATGAAAATGCTTATACCATTAATGTACTTACCATGCTTAACCTTAGAGGTTATGACATGACTAAGAATCCTATAACATTAGATAATGGTAAAAAGCAACATTTACAGCTTACTTCTTTATTTTTATCTCAACCTATCCTTAGAAGATATGTAGAGCTACAAGAAAAATATAAATCTCTTACTTCAGGGTATGTAAAAGATAAAGAGAATGAAATTATAAGACAACTCATACAAGAATTTGATATTATAAATCCAAATAAGACTCTTAATGATTTCAATTCAAGTGGAGAGATATATTCTAATGAAGAGCTTAGAGTTAATGAAAAACAAATAACAGGTCAAGGTTTATACAATGGTCTTATAGATAATAAGAATACTCAAAATACAGTTATGCAACTTGCTGTATTACAAACATTCTTAAATCTCAAAAGAGAGTCTGAAGAAATAGGTGAGTATCAGAAATTAATAAGCATGAACTCTACTAAACTTGGTATATCTTATTTCAACACCTTAGATAGAATAGAGATTTTAAGAAAGTTGAATAATGAACAAAAGTTTGAAAATATCCAAAGTCTTGTAGGTGATTTTGAAGTAGTAGATTTTGACCTTCCTAATGAAAGACTTAGAGAGAGAATACAAGAACTCAAAGATGATGGTTATGTATTGTTTAATTACAATACTCTTGCTATAAAGCCAACAACACCAGAAGGAACTATGCTTATACACAGTTTGAAGACTTCTGAAAGTGTTTTTGATAAATTATACCCTTATAAGAGTAAAACTGTACAAGATATAATTGAAAAAATAACTGAAATTGCTGGCAAGACAGACCTTAGAGGTGAAGCTTTAAATGATTTGAGATATACAATAATGCAGGAGTTTAAAGAGTTCTTATATTCCTCTAAAGAAAGTGGATTATTTGAAGATACTACAGTAAAAGAAGAAAGAGAAAGATTATTTTTTGACAGAGCAGGTAATGAATCTTTGGCTTCTTTTATAAATAGACTTCAAAAGATGGATAATAACTTCTTAAAGAATAATGAATTTATAAGGAGTTTACAAGCTGATGTAAGTCTTACAGGAGGTGTATCTACTATAAAAAATCTTTTTGAGGAAATGGATAAGTTCTCTCAAAGTAATAGATATAATGATTACTTGAAGATGCTTCAGGATAATAAAACTGTTATAGGAGAATGGAATGGCTATAAAGTAACTCCTTTCCAATTAGCTCAAGAATTAGCTACCTATGCTTACTTTGCTGACCAAGAAGGGGGTGCTACAGGGTTTAGAAATAACATTAATGCTAACTACCTTAATGTTATAGGGTTCTCTAAATATCTTAGAGATGTAAATAATGAAATATTTGGTACTATAGTTACTGATGCATTTTCTGATAAATTTGTTGAACAATTCTTTCAACACAATCCAGACCAAGCTATAACTCTTAGTCAAGATAAGTTGAAAAAACTTATAGGTGCTAATGATAAGTTTGAAAGCATACTTATTAATAAGGGTTCAGAAGAAGCTTACAATATTTGGAGAAGTAAGCCTAATAAAAACACTTATAATGATTTTATATCTAAACTTAAAAGGTTTGAATCTCCTATTAATACAGATAATGAAAAGACTGCACTTAGTGATAAGTATATTTCTATAAGGTATAACAGAGCTAATGGTAAGGCTTATAAACTATTTAAATTAGTAAATACTGAAATTACAGGAAGTGGTAGAGTAAATATTTATGAAGAGATAGCTGTTTTAGGTGATAATGGTTATAATGAGTATGATATGGAAGCTGTTTATAATGATGGTTCTTTAAATCCTGTTGGAGATATAGAATCTACAGAACCTGTTGTAAGTGCTAAACCTTTAGATTTATCTGAAGTACAAGAAACTACTGTAGGAGAATTGTTAGGAGCTGTATTTCAAGAAGAAAGTAAGCTTAAAGACCTAATGAATGATTTATTGCCTTTTATAGATAAGGATGTAAAAGTAATATTCTCTGATAACTATAATGGTAAGAATGTATCTATAGCTACTTACATGTCTCAAGAAAATGTCATAGTTATTAATCCTATGATGAAGAATTATAACTTTGTCAAGAGACAACAACAATTGGCTAAGTCTGAAAACTATATACAAGAAGTAGTTCTTGAGGAGATAATACATAGTATTACTGTTAGTGAATTAAGTAAATGGGGAGTAAGACAAACTCCTGAAGGAGGTAATCCTAAAGAATTTAATTATGTAGTAAGAGATGATTCTCCTTTATATATCAAGAAGCTCAATGACTTGTATGAGTTAGCTAAGTCTAAGATACCTTATGACCCAACAAACCATGCTACTTATCCTATGATGAATATTGCAGAATTTGTAGCTGGTGTATTCTCTAATGGTAATTTCAGAGAACTCCTTGACAGTACTAAAGATGGAGGAGAAACATTACTTGATAAGTTTAGAAAGCTCTTTAAGAACTTAATCACTTACTTGACAGGTAAGAAATACTCTGATGAAGTAATGACTACTGTTATGGAATTACTTAAAGCTAAAGGTAGAAGTACAGAGTTTGTAACTACAGATAGAAGTACTAAGGAGTTTAAGAAAGCTGAAGCAGCTGATAAAGTGAAGACTATTCTAAGACAACTTAAAGCTGAAGATGTTAAATTTACTGATGAAATTTCTCCATACTCACCTAAGCAGCTAAGTCAGTATGCTTATAGAAAAGCTTTCTCAGATAATATAATTAATGATTTAAAAGCTGGTAAGACAATATTTGTAAATGAGAAAAACAGTAGAAATGAGGTTGAGAAAAAGTATATACAAGATGTTATAGACCTTATTTTATCTGTACCTGGAATGAATGAAAATAATAAGGGAGAAGCTATGGAGTATAAAAAAGTAAGAAATGATTTGTATATGTTGAAAATAAAAGATACTTTTGCAGAGAAACTTGCTAAATTAGATTCTGTATCTCCAGAGAATTTTGATTATTCAGGGTTTAACTTGCAGCAAGCTATAAATCATATTATGAAAGAGAACCCTTCATTTACAACAAGGGAATTAAAAGATAAATTAAAAGAGGTTGGTCTTATAAAAGAAGATTGCTAATGAATACTTGTAAAGTAGAATTTAAAGGTTTTAATATTGATTCAAGTAGTTTAGATAACTACTTGAATCAATTTACCATTGATGGTAAACAAAAGATAGAAGGTGCTAAAAATACTATTAGTTACCTATTAAATAATGCAGAAGATAATAAGTTAGGAGTACTTAAACTTGCTCTTAACTCTAATAAAGCATACATTAAGGATTTAGCTAATATGATGCTTAATACTAATAGAAAATTCTATGCTGAGGTAGATATAAATAATAATCTACAAGGATTTTCTAAGTATAATGCCAATGATAATAAAATCTATATTAATGTAGATGCTATATCACAAAGATTTTCTGAAAGTGCAGAGGAATATTTGTATGAAAGAATAGTTCATGACTTTATACAAGGCTTTGCTAATAAGGAGCTAAAAAAGGCATATTCTGATGCAAATAGGGACTCCCCTCACATGAGGAATATAATCAACTTGTTTAAAGAATATCAAAATATTACTGATAAAAAACAATATGATTTATTTAAAGGTAGTATAGAGAAAGAACCTTTATTGGACCCAAGAAGTGAGAGAAGTCTTGTAAGAGAAGGTTATGCTGAAGGTATTTACAGAGCTGTAACTAATCCTGCTGAGTTTTTATCTTATGGTTTATCAAGTACACAATTTAGGAATACTCTAAGAAAAAGAAACTTATGGCAGAAATTTGTTTCTTGGCTAAAAGACCTTTTAGGGATATCACAAGATAACAATGACTTAGAGTACTTATATAAAAACTTAGATGCTTATCTTAAAAATGAAGAAGAAAAGGGTAGTATAAAAGTAGAACAACAAAACAGGTATTCTGTACAAGATGTAAGAGCCAATCCTGATAAAATATTTGTATTTGGTGATAACTCTATAAGACAAGGTACAGGGGGTCAAGCTCAAATAAGACATGAGCCTAATGCTGTTGGTATAATGACTAAGAAGTTCCCAAGAAACACTCCTGATGCTTTTTTATATGATAGTGAATATGCAGAAAACATTAAAAGAATAAATGAGGATATAAAGAACTTAAAGCAAAAAGCAGATGATAAAACTATAGTATTTCCAACAGATGGTATAGGTACTAATTTAGCTGATATAGCTCATACAGCACCTAAAACTATGGAGTATCTTATAAATAGATTAAAATCTGAGTTTGGATTAAAAGATTCAGACCCTTTTATAAAATCTATGCTTAATAAACTAAATGAAGCAAAAAGTTTTTTTGGTCAAAAGTTTTTAATAGATGGTAAAATATATTCTTATAATGAAAACACTGGTGATTATTTTGAACACAATTTTTCAGGCTCTGGTATAGGTGCTAAAAGTTTAGGTACTAAAATAAATGAACAAAGTTTAAAAGATAAAATACTAAATGAATACAACAGAGTAAATAAAGTACATGAATCACAAACAAGTTCTCAAGAAGAAACTAATAAAATACAAGAAAACTATGGAGAAGAATTCCAAGTAGACCAATTTATATTTTCTTATAATCCAGAAACAGGTAAATACTATCAGTATCTTAAATCTAAAAAAGGAGAAGTAAAAGAACTTACTAATGAGAAGCAACAGAATAAAACCTTTTTAAAGTACATAGAAAAACATCTTGAGCATGCTGAAATAGTTACTTATGATAATACAGGTAATAAGTATGTTTATGATAAGCAAAGAGATAAAGTAATATCATTATCTACAGGAGATACTATAGTTCAAAGTGATATTGTTGATAAAGTTAAAAACCATGAAGAATATGAACATAAAAAAGAAGTTGAAAGAGTAAAGAAAATAGTAAAATCTAATATATCTTCTTTAAATGATATTGATATGTTAGAACTATTTCATGAGTTAATAAATAAGGGTTATGATATAAAAGATGAAGTAATATATTTTGAAGCTCTTTTAGAGATTAGAGAGGATGAAAAAAAAGAAATACATAAAAAAGAAGAGCCTATTAAAAAAGAAGAAATAGCTAAAGAGGAAAAACCTAAAAAAGAAGAAGAACCTGAAGATTTTTTTTCATATAAAGGCATAACAATACCTACTAAATTTAAACTTTCTGAAGAGCAAGAACAGGCTCTTATAACTCTTATAGAAAATATCACGAGTGGAGATACAGAACCTATTACTTTAAGTGGTTTTGCAGGTTGTTTAGCTTATGGAACTAAAATTTTAATGTTTGACGGTTCTTATAAAGAAGTACAAGATATAGTAGTAGGTGATAAATTAATGGGTATTGATAGTACTCCAAGAACTGTTCTTGAGTTAAAAAGAGGTAGAGAACAAATGTATTGGATACACCAAAATAAAGGTATGAGTTATAGGGTAAATGAATCTCATATTTTATCTACTAAACACCATAAAAAAGGTTTAGTTAATCAGACTGTTTTAGAGTATTTATCCCATAAAACTTCAGCAAAAGATTATAAAGGCTATAAAGCTAATCTAATAGAGTTTCCAGAAAAAGAACTTAAAATAGACCCTTATTTTTTAGGTTTATGGCTTGGTGATGGCACTACAGGCAGTTTTCCTAATATAACAAACAATGATATTGAAGTAGAGCATTACCTAAAAGAGAATTTTACAATAAAAGGTATATGGAAAAAAGAAAATAGTAAAAATTGTAAAACATATAATCTTTATAAAGAAGGTATATCAGAAGAGTTTAAAAAATATTTTGGATTGACTAATAAATCAAATTTAGAGAGTAAATTTATACCAAAAAACTTTCTTATAAACTCTTCTGAAAATAGAAAAAAACTATTAGCTGGTTTAATAGATACTGATGGTTACTTAGATATAAAGAGAAAAGAATATGAAATAGTTACAAAACATGAACAACTTGCTAAAGATATAACATTTTTAATAAGAAGTCTTGGATTTTATGTAAATTGTAGAGTAAAGTATGCTACTTGTACAAACTGTAAAGAAAAGTATTATAAAGTTTGGAGAATAACTTTTTCTGTTGATAAAGAGTTACCTATATTAATTGAAAGAAGAAAAGTACAAGAACTTTCTAATTTTAAAAATAGATTACATACAGGTCTAAGAATAGAGAAAGATATAGTTGATGACTATTATGGATTTACTTTAGATGGAGATAATCTTTTCATATTAGAAGATTTTACTGTAACACATAATACAGGAAAAACTTCAGTGATAGGATATTTAGAAGATTATTTAAAAAAGAAAAGAGGTTACAAATTTCTTTATGGTGCACCTACCCATGCTGCTACATTGTATTTAGGTTATAATACTAAGAAAATGCCTTTTACAATTGCTTCTTCTGTTGTAAAAAGAATAGGTGAAAATGGTAGTGTAACTTATACCACATCTTCAAAAGTAGACCAAGCATTATCAGATTATGACCAGAATATCTTTGTAGTAGATGAAGTTTCTTTAATGGATTCAACAACTATGGATAACTTCCTTTCTGTAATGAATAAAAAAGGTATAAAAGTAATATTCATGGGTGATAAGATGCAATTACCTGAAGTAGCATCAAAAGGTAAAATAAACCCTGAAACAAAGAATCCTATAAAAGATGTTTCTAAGGCTTTTACTGACTTTAAATTAATACAATTATCAAAGGTTCAAAGAACAAAAGATAATGCAATTTTAAGGGTCCTAACAGAGATTAGAAATAACCCTGATGGTGTATTACCTGTTGTAGATAATACAGAGACTTTACAGTTTTTTAATAAAGATGATAACACTAAAGGTTTTTACAAAGGGTTTAGAATAGCTTATGAAGCAGACCCTGAAGAAGCTATTTATATTACTTATACCAATGAAGATGTAAAGAACTTCAATAAATCATTTAGAAAAGCTTTTTATGGTGAAGATGTAGATGGCTTAGTTGAAGGTGAATCTGTAATAGGATACTCTGGTTATAATAACAAAAAGATTAAATCAAATGACTTAGCAAACAGTATAAAATACACTGTAGAAAATGTTAGTTATGATGGTTCTGAAGTAAAAATAACTCTAAAGTCTAATGCTGTACAAAAATTAGCTGATTTACATACACCAAATAAAGAAAATGATAAAACAGTACAAACTACTTATTTACAGATGTCAAGAACAGATTCTTTAGATATGAAAAATCTTACAGAAGAAGATTTTTTAAAGAATAATATTAGACTTTCTGAAACATTTAGAGATGTCTATGATTTGAAAAAAAGAGCTTTAGAAACAAATAAATGGAGAGATTTTAGTGAAACTCTTGCTAAGATGACAGGAGGACTTGCTAAATTAGAGATTGGAGATGATTATTTCTATAATCCATATACAAATATGATGGAAAAAGAAAGTTCTGTAGATTGGAGTAAACCCGAAATGGCTAATCTAAAAAGGAATTATAAAGAACTTTTTATGAGTAAAAGTATTGATTATGGTTATGGTATAACTATCCATAAAGCACAAGGAGCTACTTATAAGAATGTATTCTTTAATGCTACATCAACTGAATTTGCTAAAACAGAAATTCATGAAAATGGAATGCAAATAAGTACAGAGGGTAACTCTCTTAACTATGTAGCTATGTCAAGAGCAAGTGAGAAACTCTTTGTTCTTCATTCTAATAATATAAAAAGATTAAATAATGACAACTCTATAGAATTGTCAAAAAACTGTAGTATATTTTAAAATAATATAATATGTCTTGTAATAATACAATATTCAATAGTAATAGTAGAAATGTAGTGATGAAAGGTCTTTTTGAAAAAGACCTTATCACTGCTCATAAAGAGATTAATGGTATAACAAGAATACAAGTCTCTGACCTCAATGCTTTTAATTCCAGGAACCAAAGATTATATGATAGTATAAGAGAGCTTCAACCAAGCTTTATTTCATCTTTTGGTAGTATTCATAGTACTGACCCTACCTCTTTATTTTTTGATAAAGTAGATGGTAGTCCTGTACAATTTGAAATAAAGGATTATATGTTTGAAAGATTATCTAATTTTAAAATGATAGGTTTTGATAAGATTAGAGATACCTTAGATGGTCTTAGTAAAGTAAGTGTACAAGCTGGTAATGGCTTTATAGAAATTAGAAATCATAAGGTACATGGTTTTTCAAAAGAAGAAGTGGATTCTATTATAAAACAATATAATAGGTTAGCTAAAAAAGATGATTTATTTTTAGGTGAAGAGCTTAAAAAAAGTAGAAATCTTATAGATAAAATAGCATATAGACTTTTTGAAGCTTATGACAGCAGCTTAATATTAACAGCTAATATAGATAGTAATTCTTTGAGAGTTGGTAATAGAAATACTAATAATATAATAAGAGTAAAGACTAAAAATATTGAAAGTTCGAGAAATCTTCAAGAAATAAAAGATGAAGTAGCCAATAACAAGGCTAAAGAACTTAACACTGAATATAACAATAAAAGGAGTAATGATTATAATACTGATGGAATACTTTCAGATGATAATTGGGATTCAAACTCTGACCCTAATATTACACCTCCTGTAACTGATAATTATACAGAGTACACAAATTATTTAGAAGCTTTACTAAAAAGTGTACAGAAAAAGAAAGCTGAGCTTGTAAAAGAACTCAAAAATCCAAAAAACAAAAATAAGACTAAAACTATTGATGACCTTAATAAGCTTATAACTGAAGAAGGTAAATTACAAGAGTACTATAATAATGCTATGGCTGGTGAAAATGAGAAAAAAGTAGAGACATTATTTAATGAATTAGATGATTTATTCCATAAACTTGATGTCATAGATAGTGGTAGTATAAAGAATCTTGGTGACAGAGTTGATTTCCTTTTTGGATTTATTACAGGTACAAAATATGGAAGTAATGAAAATGTTGAATATGCTATTAGTGAAAACCTTGAACTTAGGTCTAAAGTACTTTCTTTAATGCATAAATACAATAGTAAGCTCAATGAAATATCTAATAAAATCATTGAGGAAGATGTTACTTACCAACATAATGTATTTAATAATATTGCATTTAAAAGAGCTGATGGTAAAATAGACCAAGATAAGGTAAATGACTTATTTAAAGTAAAAGATGATATAAACTTCTTTGAGAAGAATCTTTTAGGGGTATCTCAAACAAGTACTAAAGAATCTATTACCCCTCAAATATTAAAGTCATACCTTGAAAAGAGTATGTCTCATAGGACCTCTGAAGCTATAGCTTATAAAGATAGATTATTAGCTGCTATTGAAAAATTAGAAGCAAAAGGTATTACTGATTTTAGCTTTATATTTGAGAAATTCCTATCAGGAGCAAGAACAGGGAATATCATTAGTAAGTATACTTCTGAGTATAGAAGAAAGCTCTATAATTACTTCAATATGGAAGTAGATAACAATGACTATGCTTCCTATTATAGTAAAAAAATACAGTGGTTAAAAGCCAATGCTGATGTAATAGATTTTAGAAAAATAAAGGCTTTTAAAGACCTTTATGGTAAGAACTATCCTAATGAATTTATTTTCTCTGACCAAGAAATGGAAGAATATGAAAATAATCTTAGAAGACAACTTGGTAAAGTATATGATAAAGAGATAGACAAAGTAAATAGTTGGATAGAAAACTATGAGCTTACTAAACAAAACTATGAATCTAAGTATGAAGCAGAGAGGAATAACCCTTTTGTATTTTTAAGGTCTTATTTTGGAGATTCTCCTACTACAGCAGCTACATTTAATGGTACAGGAGGTATATCAAGTATATTTCCTAATCTTAATGATATTGTATTTGTACCAAGAAAAACTTTTACTGAGGGTTATGATTTTAATGGTGAAGAGATAACTTCTGATACAGGTTACTATAATAAGGACTTTGATAAGATTGAACAATCTGATGAAATGTTTGAATATTGGTCTGTATTAGAAGATATATACTCTCAATATATAAACCCTACCTATGATATATCGGGAATGAGTTTTGCTAAGATACAAAAAGAATTTTTTGAAAAAGTTAGTGATGCTAAAGGTGCTTCTAAAGCAGGAACTTTAATTTCAAAAGGTATACAAGCTTATAGAGAGTACTTCTATGAAGTGGGTGTAGGTAATAAGAAAGATAAAGGTATTGTAGAGAACTATTCTGATAAGACAAAACAAGAAATAAAGTCTCTTTCTTCTGCTCTAAAAGCTAAATCTATAGATGAGCTTAAATCTATGGCAAGAGATTTAGGTCTTACTATACCTAATAATATAACACCAGAGCAATTAGTTCATGAGATTGCAAGTGAAATGACTCTAAGAAATTACTCTTCTGATATTAATAAGATAACAGGAGCTTTAATTGATATGGTAGCTTTACAGAAAGCCAGAGAAGATACTTTACCTATAGCTAATATCTTACTTGAAAAACATAAGAAAACTGTAGGAGAAAGTGAAAGAGAGAGAAAAAATAGTATTGAAAAATTAGAACATTATATCAATAAAGTAATTAAGAATGAGCATGAACATGCAAGAGGTACAGAACAATTAATAGGTAAAGAGATTAAAACACCTGGTTGGATAGAGATGTTACTTGATAAATTAGGTGTTATAGGTTGGCTTAAAAATAAAGTAGAAAAGAATAGGTTTTTTTATCTTTATAGTGATTCAGAAAGACAATTATTAAAAGAATTACAAAGTGCAAGAGAAAAAGGTCATAACTCTAATATAAGTGATAGTTTTTATCAAGATGGTATAAGATATGAACTTATAGTTGATGAAAATGGAGGTAGATACTTTGGAAGCTATAAAGATAAACATACAGGTCAAGATAAAATTATTGATGTATCACCAGAGCAATATGAAGAAGCTTATCAAAGAAATATAGAAGAAAAAATACAAAGCTTAGGTATAGACTTAAATAGTGCTGGTATTATTCAAGGAATACTAAAAACTATCATTTTTAAAGGATTAGGGCTTAACCCTATTGGAGGTATCAGAAACAGAATGGAAGGTAAAAATACCAACCTTATAATGGATATGACAGGATATTATTGGACTAAAGGTAATATTAGATATGCTCATAATTTCTTAGCTTTTGCTAATATGCTTCATATTATGCCTGATAGGATTTCTCCTCAGCACATGGGTAGGTACAAGCAGCTAAAAATCTTTAGGTCCTTAGTAGAAAAGATGAGGATTGTACAGGATAGAAAGAACCCTTTAGAGAGAAATATTGAACAATCTAAATTCTCTATGGAAAAATATACCAATGTATTCTCTTGGGCTGTAGATAATCCTGAATTTAAGAATCAGGGTTCTGTGGTACTTGCTATACTAATGGATACTAAGATAAAGAATAATAAAGGGGAATTAGTACCTATATTTGATGGTTCTAAATTTACTGTATTTGAAGAAACTAAAGATGGCTCTTTAAGATTAAAAGAAGAGTTTAGGTCCGAAGAGAATATAAGGAATTGGGAAAATATGGAAGTAGGATTCAATGAAGATGATAATAACCAATTCTTTTTGACAAGAAATAAGATGAAGACAGCCATATCAAGAACACAAGGTAACTATGATGATATGGATACTATTTTGGCTTCAAGGACTACATGGGGTCAAGTTCTTATGATGTTTAAAAAATGGATGCCAGAACATTTTATGCAGAGATTTGCATCAGGACAGAACTTTGACTTATTTACAGGAAAGAAACAAATGATGGGTAGATATAGAGCTGCTTGGAATAATAATCCTGCATTAGCTGTAACAGGACTTTCCTCTATATTAGTAGGATTAGGTTTAGGGGCTGGAGCTTTAACTGTAGGGGGTATTACAGGAATTGTAGCTTTTAAATTTATCCATAACATGATGGGAGGTAATAAAGGTATCATGGAAGAAGCTAATAATATAGGAGGATTAGTAGCATTTACTAAATCAATACTTATTAGTACTCTTAACTATCCTTTAGAGCTTATCAATATAAAAACAGGTATTCCATCTAGCTATGATGGATATTCTAAGCTAAACCTTACTGAAGAAGAAATAGGTACTCTAAGGTCCTTAGCTAAAGAAATAGCTGTAAAACTTACTTGGTTGAGTATTATGCTTCTTGCTAAAGCTCTTACTTGGGATGATGATGATGATGATGACTCAGATAAAAGAAAGCTACATAATTTCTTAGATAATGAATTTAATACAACCATTAATACATTACAATCTTGGACAGACCCAGGTGCTTTAGCGAGTGATGCTTCAAGAAGTTCTTTTATTTTATATTGTGATAATGTGACAAAACTTATGAAGAGTGTTATGTTACTCAATGGAGGTGATGCTTCAAAATATGCTTTAAAGGTGTCTCCTGTACCATCTTTCTTTACACACATGGTATCTAAAGAAGGTGATTTATTAATGCCATGGCAATCTGATTATGAGTATGATAAAGGTAAAACTTATTGGGATGGATTTATAAAAGAGTTTAAAGGTAGAGGACATGAAAAATGGTCTAAGAAAGAATACAATAAAATAAGAAAAGAGAAGAAAGCTGAAATGCTTGAACAAGGACTTAGTGAAAAAGAAATCAAAGAAGCTCTTGGAACTAAACCTAAAGACATGTCTTATGTAGAGGCTTTAGATTATATGGAGAATGGGGGATTACCTGAACAAGAACCTAAAAAAAAAGGCAGACCTAAAGGCAGTAAAAACAAGAAAAAAGAGGATACAGCCCAAGAGTAAAAAAAAATAAAGAAGATGGTTTTTTAACCATCTTCTTTATTTGTGTATTAATTTTAATTTTATTATTTTTGAAAGCTGAAATTTTTCTTTTTTTTTATTCTGTTACATTTATAAAAAGAGTGCTTTATAGCACTCTTTTGTTTTATAGCTTCTACAATACCTTTAACTCTAAGGAATAAATCTCTTATAGTGCCACTATTGTCTATAACATAGTCAAAGGCATCATCTGAAAGATATAAAAGGTCAGTTTCTGAGTAATGAGTAGTATCTAATTTTACTCTATTACTTTTTACTCTAATGAATATAGGTTTAAGCTCTTTTAGTAAATTATACTCATGTCTAAACCTCATGTCAGTAATAATATTAAACTCAAAATTTGACTCTTCTATTTGTTTTAATATGATTTTAGCAAATACTTCTTTTCCAAAAGTCTTACAAAACATATCACCTATTGTTGTATAATAGTTTCTTGGAGTCATGGATTTTGAAACATCAGTAATTCTTATTTCATGTACAGACCTATCTTTATTGTCATCTAATATATCTAATGATGTATCTAATAAAATAGAAGTTATCTCTTTTATAGGTTTTGCAAAAGCAAAAGTTTTACACAAAGTATAGTGAAACATATCTTGCATGAAGTTTGCAACAGTATCTTTACCAACACCTTTATTACCTGATAAAACTATTATTTTATTCATAATTATAAATTTACTATTCGTATCCATAAGGTTTTTCTTCACCTCTTATTTCATTGTTAATTACGCTTAGATGTATAAAGATTATATCTTCAAAATCCTCTACATAGGTATCAAAAGCTTCTATAAATTTTGGGTTATCTTTATATACATTATGAAACTCATTTTTGAGTTCAATAGCTAATTTTCGGGCTTTATTTAGCCTATTTTTCATTAGAAATTTTACAAGTGGGCTTCCTTCTAGCAATTCACAAAACCTATCCATAGCACCTATATAAGCTATTGTAAGAAGAAAATAGTGAAAATGTTTATCTTTTTTTAGTACAGGTTTTGCTTTTTCAAGACTGTTTTGTCTTACAGCAAGTTTCATAAGTTTATTAACTTCTTGTTTTGTAAGTGTAAGTCCTCTTGCTTTTAATTCTAACTCAAATTCATTTTTGTCATAATTCATCCTTGATATTTTTGTTTAACTAATATACATTTATAATTTTTAAAATAATCATCTGATTTAAAGAAATTATTATATTTATCCATAATTTCTTCTGCTTTTTGCTCTTCTGATAGAGCTAATTCACCTCTGTAAATAGTTATAGGTAATCCTTTATTTCCTATAATCTCTTCAATAATTAATACTTTTATCATATAAAATCTTCATTATCTTTGTAAGTACTAGTTTCAATTGTATTACCATTAAGGTCTTTAGGAAGTCTTTCTATATAGTCCATAATCTTAGAAATATTGTTCTTTGATATGAAATATTGACTTTCCATAATATACTTAGGGTCTGTCTCATTAAGGTACATTTTAGTAGCCTCTAAAACATCTCTGGACCCTATAGAAGGGTTATTTAAGAGCAACTTTTTTATCTTAGGTAGTACTGTATACATACTTCCTTTTCTTGAAAGGTTTTTCTTAGCAAACATTTCTATATATTCTTTAACCCACTCAAAACCCTCTGGGGATTCACTAAAAAGGTCAATTTTCCATGTAATTTTATCTTTGGTATAATCTATAGTATAAAACCCTAAAGAGGAAATTTTGTTATCCAAAGCTTCTGGAAAATAAGAAGGTTTTAGGTTTAAATATTTACAAAGTAAAAATACTTTACCATCATCTACAGAGATATTATTTTTAGTAAGAATCTCTGATACTTCTGGATTAAAATCAAGCTTTAATTTTATCATCTTTTTCTAAAATAATTACCAACTACTAAAAATGAAAGCATTATAAAAAATACTATATTGATTACAGGTATAATACTTAATAAAACAAAAAGAAATCTACTATTTGACCTATATTCTTCATCAAATAGTTTTTCAATTGTAAAAGGTGTATTAAATACTTTTAATACACAATACAAAATGTAACAAAAAATCATTGGTACAAAATAAACAAATACAAATTCTATCATAATAATTAATTTAAGTGTTTTACTTTACTTCCGTGTAGTACAAAAAGTTTTTTAGAAGCTCTACTCATACCAACATAATTTAATGAGTTACCTTCAGTACCTACTTGTATGTTTCTTTCCATTAAAGGGTTTGTATTAACTTCTGTAGATAAAGAGTTAAAAAATATATTACTGTAAGTAGCTCCCTGAGACTTATGAATAGTAATACCATATCCATAATCTATACCTTTTTCAATAATAAGTTCTGGAAAATCTTTTCTTACTTTTTCATGAGTAGGATTGTAAGAAGAGTATAATTCCATTCTATCATTAGCAGGTACATAAATATAAGTATTACCTAAGTCTATACTCTTAAAAGAGCTTGTTAGTTCATCTATACGAGAATAATAATTTTTCCAATTATTAGTTTCTATAGCATTTACTTTAGCATTGTATATCTTTTTGAAAAGATTACTGATAATCCTATTATTCTTTTCATACATTTCTTTTGTAATTTCTTTAAATACTATACTATCTTTTTCAGATAAAGGGTAATAAGTAGTACTCATATTAGATAGTTCTTTATTTATCATACTTAGTACTTTTGAATATCCTGCTATAAATACAAAAGAATCTTTGAATCTAACATCAGTCACTTGAAACTTTACAGAGTTAGCAAGGTTACCATTAACAATATTCTTATTGTTATAACCCCCATAACCTATAACACTCTCCCCAACATGTAATCCATAAGTATCTTCATACAATACTTCTTTTACCTTTTTGTTAAATGCTTGTATAGATTGGTTAGTATAACTTACAAATACAGTATTCTCAGGTTCTTCTTTATATAACTCTATAAATTTTTCAAAGAACTCGGCTTTTTGTCCTGCATTATAGTAAGTTACAGTCTCTGTATTATCTATAATAGGGAGTATTCCTGTAGGGTTTTCCCTTATCTCTGTAAGAATTTTAAGTATACTTGCATCTTCTGTCCTTTTTACTTCTGTTAGCTGGACCAACTTAAATTTAGTAAATACATCAGATACATACTTATTTTTATCTTTTGTAATTTCAGGTATCTGAGCTTTATCTCCCATAAAGACTATATTTACCTTTTTAGCAGCCATAAGCCTTACTAAATCTTCAACATCTTTTCTAGATAACATAGAACTCTCATCTACAATGAGAACATTCTTTTTATAAGGGTCTAAAGCACTTGTAAATTTAGAGCTTAATTTCTTTTCAAAAGTCCTTGTTTTTCCATTATACATATTAACCATAATACTTTGTATAGTATAAGGAAGAAAGCCTAAATTTAAGCCTAAATATACAGTGGCAGCATGTGTTGGTGCAGCATATATAAAATTAAATCCAGAGAACTTATCTCTTTGGAACCTTCTTTTCATGTATTTTTGTAAATATCCTATGATACTGCTCTTACCACAACCTGCAAATCCTGATAAAGTAATTGGTGTAGTTTCATTTATTACATGCTTTATAATTTCTTTAAGGGCTTTATTTTGCTCCTGAGTAAGTTTAAATTTTGTAGGTATAAAAATACCTTCAAACTCAAACCAATTATTTTCTTTTTCCATCTAAAAAATTTTTAATCTTTTCAATATATTTATCTCTTGTCTCTGTATCAAGAGCATTAAATCTGAGTAACATATCACCTGATGTCCAATGAGTAATGTATCTTATTGCTTTTCTAAGATTTTCTTCAGTGTCTTCTATAGTGATTTTATTTACTCCATCTCCCCAATCTTGTGTTAATTTCATAATAGGGTAAAAAAAAAATAAAAAGGGTGATTTTACTCACCCTTTTAAATGAATAAATAAAAGTATTATGGCACAAAAAATTACGAAATTTAATCTATTTATCTTTTATAAATTGTCCATTATTATCCATGTGACCTGTTCTTTTAGAAATTGTATTGTAAGCAATCTCTAAACATTCTAAAGAATCTATATTCTCCAAATAACAGTACATATTTATATTAATAAGAAAAGCTGTTATTGCTAAGGCATAAGACTTTCTTTTAAATAACATGTCTATAAGTATGTTACTAATAATTGCTAAGATTTCATTTGAGTCAGTATCACTATTTTCCTCAACAAGTTTCTTAATATCATCTTTTTGATAAGCAAATTTAAATACAATGCTAAAGTCAGCATTTTCTACCTCTTGTTTCTCAAACCAAGTAGCATTAATAAGAGTAACTAAAACATCACCTACTGAATCCTTTTTTAGTTCAGTATCTTTATTAATGTGAGCTGATATCAGCTCACCTAACTCCTCATGAGTTTTAAGAAGTTGTGCTTTCTTGTTCCCTTTTTCATGGATACCTTTTTCTTCAGCCCATTCATCTACAAGGGCTACTAATTCTTCTATTTTTTTCATTTTAATTTATTTTTATCAAATTCTTCAAATTTAATTTCTCCTTGTGTACCATAGCTATAACCATTTAAGAACCAATATCTATAGTATTTTTTATCCCAAGTATAAATAGTTACTTGAAATATGAAATGTTCTTGTATATTACTGAGTTTCTCCATTTCTTTTAAGACTTCTTCATACATCATTTCTTTTATTTCATTGTAGCCTTTCTCAAGAAGTCTAAAAAGAGGTTCAAAAGAAGTAAGTCTCCTATAAGGTTTACAATCTATACTTACACCTCTTTTAGTTTCACAAGAAATCTCATAATAATTTATTTTATTTGCTTTTTCAAAAGCACTCAAATCTAAATTTTCTCTATCCATTTTAAATATTCAAATAATGGTGTAAAATGCTCATCAACAACATCATATCCATAACCTTGTATTATTAAAAAATAATATTCTTTATAGTATATGGGTATAAAGCCTAATTCATATAATTTATCTACATTACAATATTCTGAATCAATATAAAAATCATCACATAAATAAACTACACTTTGCCATACTTCTGTTGTAGGATGAATTTCTAATTCTTCAAATAAGTTATCATTAGTTGGATATATCAATTCAGCATTAGCTTTCCAATCTTCCTCATCTAAGATAGAAAAAGGTATAGTAGTAAACTGTCTTTGAATTAAAGTATTAACTTTACTTTTTCTATCTAAATATTTAGCAATATCTATTATAGCATTCATCAGAAACTAATTAAATTTCTACCTAATCCAATACCAACAAAAGGTTTTAAACCTTCAGGAGTAATACCATAACCAGCACTTACATTAACACTCCATTTTTTCTCTTTAGGGAGTTTATAAACACTTCTAATTTCTTTTGTTACACTAAAAGGATTATGATTAATTACATTAACATAAGTACCATCTTTTTCTTTAGAAAGAGTGATATCATATTGATTTCTGATATATAATGCCATTGCTGTAGTATCTTTATCCATAGAAACAGTACCCCAGACCCAATCTTTCAAATTAAAATCTGTTTCAAACACAATATCTTCTTCTCCATATTTTACTACTTTTGTTTTTATAACAGTATCTATTTTAGTTTCTGTTTTTACAATAGAAGCAGCTACAGTACCTTTTTTTACAAGATTTTGAAGTTCCTTTATAGTTTTATCTTTTACTTGTAATTGTTTAAAAAAAGACATATTATCTACTTCTATAGAACTGATTTTAGAAATGAGCTTACCTTCCTTATCTCTATAAGATACTAAAGAGTCATTTAGCTGAGCTATAAGTTTCCTCGAATCAATTTCTCTTTGTTTGTAAGTACATTCTTTAAACATTAAAGAAATAAGAAGTATTAATCCTAAAAGTACTACAGCGGGTAGTAAATAGGAAGCATATTTTAATATTTTATTTACCATAATTCATTTTTATCAAATTTTAATTCACCTGTACAAACTTGTCTATTGCCCATATAGTAATAACTTTTTTCTATATCTAACCTATCTTCTCCTTCTCTTTGTAATTCTATTTTTAAATAAGGAAATTGTTTAGATAATCTGAGTAAGTCTTCTAAATGGTTATACCATTTTTTATAATAAATATCTACTTGTTCAGGAAGAAGTTTATCTGTATAGTAAGCAGAATCTTTATCTCTATTTTCTTTTATAGCATCTGTTATTATTCCTAAATCATTGTCATTCTCTAAGAAATCTAGTATTTCTACTTGTTGCTCTACTGAAAGTTCTTTTTTATTAAAGACAATTTCAAAATCACTGTAATATCCCATAAACAATATTAATTAAATAACATCTAAATACTTTTGTAATTTATCCTTGAAATCAGCTTCAAATGTCTTTACAGCTAATTTATACAATGTAGGTATATCATTTAATACTTCATCTATGAGTTGTAATTTAGATTTCAATTTTGGACTATGAGTTTTATTGTAAGCTTCAAATCTTGCACTAAGGTTAATATGATTTTTCTTTTCATAAAAGTCATAAAGTGTTTTCCAATGTTCTCTTATAAGATTATTTTCATTACCTTTCATTCTAATAATTTCATTTAAGAATTGCCTTTGTGTCATAAGCTTTATATCATCTGTAAGATAATATATATAACATCTGTCTTATGAGCTACAAGAGCTTCTGATTTCTCTAAGCTTTCTTGGAGTTTTTCATTCTCTTCAATCTTAGATACAAGCTCGAGTAGAGCTTCTTTGTAAGTTTGTGGAAGAGTAGGTTTTAAAAGAGCTTTTTCCATCTCATTAAACTTATTGATGTAAGCTATCTTAAAATCATTATAACCTTGAATATTGAACATGTAAAGTGTAAATCCATCTTTTGTAAGAAGATACTCTTTATACTCTCTTTGTTGTCCATCAATTCTATAAGTGCTTGGTATACAAAGAGAACGGAAATCTCCGTTTTCTAAAATCTTGTCAAGAGATTCTAACACATCTGCATGTCTTTTTCCTAATTCATTTGCAATAACTCTACTGCTAACCACCAAACCATAATCTTGGTTTTTCTCAATTTTTACATCTATTAAATTCATAATAGTAATTTTTAAAAGTTAAAGGAGACTCTATCAGGTTTGCCTTAAGAAAACAATGGTTATTTGTTTTTCTCCTGATAAAGTCCCCTCTATATATTTTTTTGGGAAATTATTTTCTATAGTTTTATTTTCTTAAGGCGATGCAAAGGTAAGAAGAAATTTCAAACTAGAACAAACTTTAACTAAAAATAATTATTTGAGAGTTATCTAATATTGAATGATTACTTATTAAAAAGAGGGGATTTTTAATCCCCTCTCCAGATATTAATACTTAATCCTATACAAATATTTTGTCCCAATAAGTCTCTAATGTACCATCTTCTAACTTCTTAGAAATTACAAATTCTTTATTAGATAAATGAGGAATACGTGTTCCTCCAATTAATCCAATAGAAGGATTAAATGATATAGTATTTTCATTAGGAGAACTCCTATATAATAATCCCATAGCATCAGTCTTTAAAGCTAAAATATCCTTTAGCTTACCTTCAATAGCTAAGTCTTTTACATTACCTTCACCATCTTTATCTGTCTTAAGAGATTTATCAGCCACATGCCCTAAAAGGATTAAACACTTACAGTAAGGTTTAAAGAAGTTAATTATCTGCTGTAAAGCATTTCTTTTGTAACCATAACCTGCCCCATAAGAAAGATTTGTAATATCATATTTCAAATCTTTAATTTGGTTTTTAGCATTCATTGGGTCCTTATTATAGTTCTTAATAGCTAAGGTGTTTGTAACTGTGTCATACAGCATAGTAATAGTATCAAAAACTATAAAGTCAAATTGTGGCTTCTTTTCTTCAAACTCCTTGCAAAGTTGAGAGAAAGTAGTATAGTCATTTACTTTAATGTAATTACCACTATAGTAAGCCATACCATCATCAAAATCTAAAATAAGATAACTTCCTGGAAGGTGTGTCATTAGTTCAGTCTTTCCAATCTTTGGATAACTGAAAATAATCATTTCTCTTGCATTTTGAGAAACTTTTTCTTTCTTAATGTTTTCTAATAAACTCATATTTAATTAAAAATTAAGCCTGTCAAGCACTAAGACTCAACAGGCTTGATAAAAACTAAAACTTATAATAATTAGGCACTGCAAAGATATAAATTATATTTGAATTACAAACTAAAATTCAATATAATCTATATCAATTTCTTTACATTTATTCTTAAACTGAACAAAATCAACTATTAGTGTTGGTTCTAAATCAGATTTTCTGATGATATTTTCACACACATTTAAGTTATAATGTCTTACAACATTTTCTGGTATGTAAATATCATCTTCTTCAAAATAGTGGTCTCTAATAAATTTTTTAATTTGTTCATCTAATTTAGGTAAGAAAAGTACTTTATATACAATAGCACCTAAATTTTTAATTTGTTCTTCCATTTTTTATTTTTGATTTTAATTCAATTACTTTTTTGTTTAAACCTTTACAGTTTTCTTTATAAATTTCAAATCTCTTTTTGTAATGTTCAAGTTCTGTTGAAATGAGTGATTTTTCATCTTCTAAACTTTTAATTTTATCTTTCAGAAGAGCTTTATCCATTACAAAAGTTTTTACATCTGCTTTATGTGCATTTTCTCTATTTACTTTATAACCTACATTATACAATATAGATAGTATTAGAGATATTACTAAAATTGTTTCTAAGATTGTCATTTTTTTTCTTAATTCCAAAAATCACCTTTGGATGGTGTATAATTAAAAATTTCCTCACTAAATCTCGGAGGATAGTCTAATTCAAAATCATCATTAAACATCTCCTCCTTGATATTAGTGTCAAAATCAAAATTCACTCTTTTTATAAAAGCTTTTTTTCTTTTTTCATCTTTTAAGAAAACATCTCTTGTACTTTTTATTATTTTATTTACTTCTCTTTCTAATGTTTTGTTATCAAACTTCCTAAAACCAAAATATTTCTTTATTTGTTCTTCACTATACATTAAGCTGTATTTACCTTTTATGAAGTTATACATAGCATTTTTAAATATATAAGGTATTTTAAGGACAACAATATGCCCTGTACTAAACTTATCATATTTATAAACATAATCAGAAGTATAATAATGTTGTATTCTTACAAAATGTAAAAATTGTTGGAATTTTTCTCTATACTTTTGAAGATTTATTTGCATGTGATTTTTAAGTTCAACATCAAAAAGGATAAATAAGTTATCTTCTTCAAAAGCTACATTTGTATCTCCAATTCCAATACTAAGTTTTATAAAAGAGGTAATATAATTGTCTAAATCTGGTCCATAATATTTTAATGTTGGGTATAGATACCTCCATGTTTTGTTCTTAAATAACTTTCCACTGTGTATTTCCATAACAAACTTAAATTATTCAAGAGGTACTATACCACTCCAATCCAACATTAATTTATCTTTACCCTCTCTAAGCATTTTATCCTGAGAAAAACCATTCTCCATGTAATAAAGGTAATCATCTAAAAGGTTAAGATATCCTTTTACTTTGTTCAGTCTATTATATACTACCTCAGAATGCACATCTATCTTTTCCCCTTTTAAATGTAAGAAGTCTCTACCATATTTACCAATAAGTTCAAGGCTTTTATCACAAGTAAATATTATAGGTTCTTCATCTTCAGTAGTACTAACTACAATAAACTTAAAATCTAATATTCTATAGTCTTTAAATTCATTGTTTTCTTTCCACTGAGAAAGAGCTTCTACATACCATGAGAGCTGAATGTCATACCTTCTTTTCCTTAAAGATTCAGGGAAGTTCTTTACAGAATCTCCAATAGTTTTAAGGTCAATTGGAGTAATAGTTTTATTGCTATGGTCAATATAAACTATATCTAAAAGAGCTTTACATTCTACTTCTTTTACTTCAAATTCTATAGGTAACTGTTTAAGAATAGTTACCTCTTCAGTACTATCTTTGAAATACCTAAAAGTAAATTGATTTGTAGCTACTTTTATTACAATATTAGATACTATTTCAGCTTCCTCTTGAGTAATAATAGTTTTATTATCAGAACTTATTATTTCTTTCCAATAGTCATTAAAATCTAAAATTTTGTTTATCCTTGTTTCAGGTTTTAGATTTTTATAGTAACCATGAGATTCGCAGCTATCTATAATTTCTTGCTTTAGAAACTCTAAATTCTTATAAGAATCATCTTCAGCAATCTTATCTTTAGCCTTAGAATAAACTTCATATAATATGCTCTTTACTACATCAGAAGGTTTTTCAGTTAAATGAGAAATATAGTACTTTTCATTAAAATCTACTACGCTGGTAAGATAAGTATCTACAGCACTACCTATTATAAAGTGTTTCTTCTCTTCAAAGAAAAGCTCTGGCTCTTTTTCTTCTAAAAAAGCTTTTGGACTATATAAAAGAGTTTTTAATTTACTTTGTGATAATCTCGGGCTATCATAATAATTTTCTTTTGTTAATTCCATTTTTCTATTTTACTAATTAATAATTTAAAGTCTTCAAAGGTCATACTTACAATTGTATCAAATTGTGTCCTTTTTTTACCTTGTCCAACTTCTTTTTTGTGTATAAGGATATTAGGTAAAAAGTACTCAATGGAGCCTTCAGGAAATACTTCCCTAACTCTATCATGTACATACCTAATTTCCTTAGAAGCATTTAAGCCTTTCTGCTTACCCGCTTTTATCTGAATATTCATGGGGACAAAGAGAAGGTCAATTCCTGCACCATCATGCATTTTTGAGCCTTCTCTTGAAGTTTTACAATGTGTAAATCCTAATTCTCTGAATGCTAAAGCAAACTCTCTTTCAGCATTACTACCTTTTCTTTTATTTGTTGCTCCTTTTGTCATAGTTTACTAAAAATATCCTCTACAAGTTTGTCTTCCATGTGGCTAAAATATTTTTCAACTTCTTCTAAACTTTTCATTTCGGGTAATAAATTTACAGTTTTAAATATTTTAGATTCTAAATTAGTTGTTTCTATAATATCTATATTAAACATTCTAACAAAGTGTAAATAATAAGTGTCAAATTTCTTTCTCCATGTATTGTACTTGTCATCTGTAAGAAACTTTCTATCTATATAAAGAGTTAGATTATTTTCTAAGTTCTTATCTAAAAAATCTAATTTCTCATTTGAAGATTTCAAACTACAAAAAGCTATAAAGAAATGATTAGGAACACATAAAGATACTAAAAGTTCATTTGTATCTAAATCCCAAAGAGTTCCTTGTGTAGTGAATAAATTTATTACATTATCACCAGATTTACTTCTCATAAATGAAAAACTAAATCTTTGTCTTCTCATATCTGTAAAAAAACTATTGTAAGATTTTTCAAACTGAGAATCACTTATATAATTTTTATCTACATTGTAAGAATAATATACACTCTTTTCAGGACTTGACACACCTTTTATAAAATCATCATATAAAAATAAACTGTTAGCAGGTACAATCTTATTCTCTATAAATAAACAAATATTTTTATCTATGTAATAATTATTACTTATATCTTTTCTTGAATAAATTGAACCTGAAAGATTACTTAGATATTGGAACAACAAGTTGTTTAATTCTCTATTCATTTATTACAGTATTCATTGGTAATATATAATCCCATCTAAAAGGGACTTCTCTATCATCTTCACCTGTTACACAATTAGATAAATGATTAGTAAAGAATCCTACAGCATGAGAGGATGCCATACATGAAATATGTGTTGTTGATTTTAAAGTACATATCTCATCAGGTATCTTATCATCACTGAAAAGACTCTTTTTATAATCTTCTATCTTATCTGGCGTAACACAAAAGATTTGCATATTCTCAAAATTAAGTCTTGTGTCAATAAAAATTGGTATATTATTTTTATCCTCTTTGTTACAATTATTACTAACATAGGTACACCAATTATTAAAGAATATTTCTCTTGCTTTCATATTGTCAAAACAAGAAAACATAAATTTATCAGCATAGCTATTTTGGTCATAAGAGTCTTTAGATATATTTATATTTACCAATGCAAAATCTTGTATTCTGCTTTTTAAAGCATCTACTTTATATTTACCAACATCACTATGACCAAAGAATTGTCCAGCTAAATTATGCTCTTCTATTTTGTCAAAATCATAAACAAAAGGTTTAAAATTCATTCTTGCTAATAGCAAAGAAGTGAAGGAACCTAAAGAACCTGCACCACCTACTATAACATTTCTAACTTCAGGGTTGAACCATATAGCCCCTTTAAATCTACTTGTTGTTGTCTCATTCATATTTTATTAATCATTTTTTGTATTGCTTCTACAAGAACTTCAATATATTTGTTATATTTACTTGGTTTTATAGTAAGAAAATCTTCATACTCTTCTAACAGAGCTTCAAGAACTGACCTAAAACCTTCATCACTTTTAATATTAGGGAAGTATTCAGAATAAATATGTTCAAAATTATCAAAGAAAGTTTCTTGTAATACTTTTGGAGATATTTCATAATCAATATAATATTCTAATACATCCATAAAGTCTTTAAAAGTAGCTCTGTCAGAGAAACTTATAAGTACATTCACTGAAAATTCTGGTATAGTACTTGTAATGAAGTAATCTTTCTCAACGTCTTTTTTTAGGTCTTTTTTTTTAGAGTAGCTGGTACTTGGAGTTAAAGGAACAGATTTTCCTTTACTTGGAGTAACACCATAACTCTTAGAATATCTACTTACAGTACCATTACTATTATAATTGATGCCATAAATATTATCACTATAGTTATTACCATAGTTAAAATTACTCCCATAATTATACACAGGAACAGTCATAATATCCTCTACAGCTTGAATAAAATCTTCTCTTAGATAAGGTCTTTCTATCTCAATATCACAATCATAAATAACAAGATATTGTTGGTTTTCATTATCTACATTGACAACATATTCTTGGCCAAACTCATCAAGAGCTTTTGCTGTAGTTTGAGATGAGTTTGTATTAGCTACAAAACACAATTTAGCTACCATTTGCTCTTTGTTATTTACAATAAGAGATAAATAGATATTATTCTTAGGAGCATTAATCTCTAAATCCCTTAAATCTGTACCAGAAAAGAATGATTCCATGTTGTTATGTGACTTGTTGTTATCTGTAAGGCTCTTTATCCTTACATTCTGTAGTTTCATTTTGTTATATCTACAGCTCGGACTATATCATCAATAATATAAAAATATTATTGTTGGGCACTCGTGTCAGTTTCATTACAGGTCTTGTAGTATACTGTTAGTCTCTGAACCTTCTAATTATCCCTAATTAGCTTGGCTGCTGATTGTCCTCTTCAGGAGTTTCCAGCAATTCACCCAATTTTACACGCACTCACAAATTTAATGCGTAGCTCCATATAAGCAGTCTTCAAATTGTTCATTTTTATTAATGAAATTTACATACCTCTCATCTACTTCATACTCTGTATAAGTAGCATTACCCTTATCTAAAGGAAGAATAGCTCTTGTAACAATCCTTAAATTTTCTGGGTCTTTTATAGAACCTTCTAAGTCATAGAAAAGTAATCCTGACCATTCTACACTATTTATTCTTTTACAAAGGTATGTTATCTCGCTGTAAACCTCTTTTGTAACTGTTAATTTTATTCTTGTAGATTGATTCAAATGCTTCATTTTTTTGTATTTTTTCTAATCTTCTTGTTAAACATCTTTTTATATATTCTTTTGTTTCTTTCATTAGCACCAATTTTGGTGTCACAGTATCATTATCTTTAGGTATATCAGTAATAACTAATGGAAACTCTTTTTGTTTGTATACTAAAGGTATAATATCAACAGAGCTATCTGGTAAATAATTTTTAAATGATACATTAAAAGTGTTATTTACATGTAGTTCATAGTTATTATCTTCTAATTTGTAACATAAATAATACTTTCTATAATTATTCAATTCTCTATCTAAAACATCAACTGCATATTTTTCAAATTCTTCATCTAAATCCACTTTTAATTTATCATTTTCTAATGATAAATCTATGTGAGCATTTTTGCTTTTATAATCTTTAAATAAATACTTTAAGAAGTCATCATCTGATATAGCATAATCAAAACTTGCTCTACTATAATTATTACTTGTAGCAGGTAATCTAATTTTAGAGAATTTATGATAAGGCATACCAGATAGAGATTCATAATAAACAATAGTAAACATTTGAACAAAAAAGTTTGTCCAAAATTCTTCATTGTTATTTTCAGGTTCATTTGTTTCTAATATCATTGTTGATAAATTACTAGTACCTAAACAAAAATTACTGAAATATATAGAAGATAAAGCCAGGTCTTTAAAATCACAATAGTTAGTATAGGGTATATTATCATAATGACTATGTCCATAAGAATAATATTCTGCAAATGTCATAGTAGTTCTTCCACCTTTAATACTAAGACAATAAGGTATACCATTATTAACAGACATTTCATATAAAACAAATAAATCTTTTATACCATCATATTTTTTATTATCTTTATTTTCTATAGTTACTTGAGGAAATCTTGTAATAAATCCCCTAAAAAACACTTTTATTTTACCATTTACAAGCTCATAATAAAATAAAAAATCCCAATTATCACCATAAATTTCATTCAAAGATTTTATTATAGGTTCTAATTTCTCTAAATAACCAATAGATATGTTTCTTTCTGGTCTATCACTATAGAACAATCTATTTTTTTTAGATTTTTCTTTTAAATATTCATAAGGATTTTCTATTTTAAGTTTGAGATAATTTGTAAGAACTTTTTCAAACAAACCCTTTTTAATTCTTCTTTCTTTATACATAACTTAAAATAAAAAGAAAGTGAGGTTTCCCTCACTTTCTAAGTTTAATATAAAACAACTCTATGAGATTATAGTTTCTTTAGAAGCTCTAAATCATCTAAGTCTTCTTTAGAGAGTCCATTAGAAGTATTTACAGGTTGAGCTACTTTTACCTCTAATAATGATGAAGCATTTTTTGAAGTAGTATCTCTTAGAAGAGTGATGATAGTATTTATTTTACCATTAAGTACACTAAGAGTTTCTTCTACATCTGAAAATCTGTTATGAAGAGATTCAAATTCTTCATCAAAGTCAATACCTTGCTTACCATCTTTCTGAGTAATGAAAAGCTTGAAATCTCCTGAAGGAATTTCAGCATTTGGAGAAGTTACTACTACACCTTCTCCTAAAAGAACACGCATTTCATCAAATACCTGTTCCATGCTTGAACCTACATTAGCATCTCTTATTAAACCAGATAACTCAGAGAACTTGTTATCTTTTAATTGATAAATAACTTCATCACCTTCTATACGAGTTGATGATGTTGCATTAGGATTTACTTCAATTTTGTATTTACCTCTAATACCTCTTCCTGCTAAAACTTTTACTGTTTGTACTGTTGTCATGTTTTCTTGTTTTTAAAAATGTTACTAAATAATTAAATTGTTGCATCTGAAAATCTTTCTTTGATTACTTTTTCAATGAAAGCTAATTTCTTGTTTAGAACTTCAAGCTCTGTTACAGCTATAAGTTCTTTCAAGTAATCATAAGGAATTTGTTTTTGCAGATATTTAATATCTGCTTCTTTTTCTGCAATTTGACCTTTTACAGAGAGTTTCTCTTCATTCAGTCTCAAATGAGCCCTCTGTGCAATAAGCTTTAAGTTTTCTACTTTAGCTTCTTTTTCATCTAAAGAAATAAGCTCTAAATAAGTTTCTTGTTTTTTGTTTACTTGTTCCATTTTGAAATGTTTTTTTTAATAAATTTTTCTAATTCTTGTTTACCTTTTATTTTTAGTAAATCAGAAGGGTCTTTGATACCTTTATTAAACAAGCTTGGGTCTAAAGTAATATTAGTAGCTATGTTGGGTTTTATGTCATTTATAATATCTTTTACTAAGTTACCTGCTCCAATACCTGTATTATCATTATCAAACCAAACAATGATTTTATCTTTGTTTTTTATAAGTTTTTCTAAAATCATATTATTTGGTACTTGACCTTCATTTTGAAACCAACACACATTTAAACCTTGATTTTTTAAGACTCTATAATCTTTGTATGACTTGGTGATTATTAATATACCTTTCTCTTTAAATTTACCACCAATATCATTCTGAGTACAATTTGTAAACCATTTATATTCCTTTTCAAAAGGTGAATATATTTTCTTTTTATTGTCTTTAAAATCTGTATATGCGTATGATTGTTTAGTATTAATTGTAAAAGGTTCAAAAGTATCTTTTTTAAAGCTTGAAAAAGCACAAATAGCATAAACTCTGTCTTCAAATAGATTTTTACTTGATATTTGATAAGAAGACCAAAATTTCTTATCTGCACTATTCCAGCTTCTAATGCTTATGAAAATATCTTTTTTTATATTTAATTTTCTTTCAGGTTTGTATTTAACGATTGGATTAATAATTTTTTTACTATTATTTATTATAGAAAATTCAATATAATTAAGAGCTTCCATAAAAGACATATTAAGACATTCTCGTACAAAACCTATACAATTGACACCATGTGTAAAAGTAGCCCAATCATGAAAATATAATATACCATTGTCATCATATTTAAAATAGCAGCCAGGTTTATTATCTTTTCTATAAGGAGCTAAATACATCTTTTTTTCATCTATTTCATCTTTAATAAAAGCAGCAAAGACCTCCTCCTGATAACTAAAAATATACTCTTTTTCTAAAGTATTATAACCTTCTTTAAAGCCATACATAGATTTAATTTTTGGCTACAAAGTTAGTTATTTATTTTAGAATGGGAAATCTCCATCTAAATTTTCTCCTGTACTTTCTTCAATTGCTTCAGGGACAGCATCTTTTTGCTCTACTTCATCATCAGAAAGAACTAATTGGTTAAATACAGAAGTGTTAAATAAGTACTTACCATTACTTTCAGACCTTCTAATAGGGTGTTTTTTTCCATCTTCTGTGACATACTCAAGTACATATTTCTCTTTGTCAAAATGTTCTTTAAAATCACCCTCTACATGAGGTACAAAAGTTTTACCCCAATAAGCTGTACCAAATATAGGAACTTCAAGGAATGCTTGTTTATACCCTTGAGGTACTTTCTTTTGATACTGCATAAAGAGGTCTACTTTTACATTACCTACTTTACCTGTCTTGTTAATGGCATTAGCTATAACAGTGATATAGCTTTTCCAGGAATTAATAGGTTGTTTAAGAAGTTCTTTTAGTGTTTCTCTTTCCATAAAACACTCTGCAAGTTCACAAATTTGCATTTGAGTAACTTCAACTTGTTTCTGAAGCATTTCTTTACTGTTCTCAAAACTTGTGTTTTCTTTAGGTTCAAAGAAAGTAAAGAAACCATCTCTGTCTGCACCATCTAATCTGTAATTTACAGATAGTACATCAAGACCATTTTTTGTTTGTGTTACCTCTACTTTAGTAAAAGTAGCATTTTGGTTAAGACCAAATTTGCCAAAGCTACCTGTTGATTCTTTGGCTTCTTGAAATCCAAAATTCATATATGAATAATTTATAAATTAATTACGCAAATCTGTTAGGACCTCCATATACAAAAGTATTAGAAGGTACTTCTTCTACACCTTGTTGAGCTAAAGCTTCTACTTCAGCTTGAGGTTCTGGAGTGTTTTCTATTTCTTCAAGATTAGTAACTTCAGGTTCTTCTTCTTCAATAACCCAAAGAGGTTTCCTGAATCTCCTAATCTCAAGTCCTAATGTCTTTAGGACATTTTTCATCTGAGCTACAGGCAATCCATAATGCTCTGCAAGCTCTTTCATTTTCATACCATTGTCAATTTGTTCTTTTAGAACACTTGGTTTAATTTTAACTTGTTCCATTATTTAAAATTTTAATACTATTATAAATTTTTGTAAGTTTTTCTATTTCTGTAGGTTTAGGAAGTTCTGAGAAATAATCTACAGCTCCTAAGAAGAATAAAGGTACTTGTACTCCAGCTTCACCATCTCTTGATTTAAGTATCTGCATAGCTCTATAGTGATTCTTTAGTTTTGTAATGTCATACCCTCCATGATTTGTTATTTTGTATCTATAAGGAGCAAATAATGTCAATACATAAGAAGCATCTCTTGTAACAACTTTAGAATCCCCAAAGCTTGAAATTGATGGAGTTAGCTTTTCTTCAATAGATTTTCCAGATACATTATATTGTACTGTTTCAGCATCTAAAGCAAGCTGTTGCACTCCAACTACAGTGAATCCAAATTTATCTCTAAGCCTTAAAGCATACTTAGAAGAGAATAAATCAATAGCACTTTTTAAACTTTCCCCTTTTTCACCACTTAAAAGGTTATAATTGTCTACAATGATTATAACATAGTGATTAGGGTGATAAGTTTTATAGTACTTTACTTTAGAGAAAGCTGTCCCAACACCTTTTCTTATATTCTCAACTTCTTCTTTTGTAAGAGGTTTATCTTCTTTATCATAATAAGTACCTATACTTAAAGCAAAATCTCTACAATACTTAAATATACCTGTAGGGTTAGTAATATGAGTTATAATATGTACTCTTTCTAAGAACTTATTTATATGTTCTTTAGCTTCTTCTACATATTTTATAATCTCATTAGATACAGTATTTAACCTCCCAATAGATTGTAAATCTTTTACACTTACAATTTTCTTGTATTTATGAAATATGTATCTTGAAATCTCACTCATTATTACCTTTTCTTCACTTTCTTCTAAAGAAAAATCAAGTATATCTACTTTTATGTCTTCTTTTGTATTCTCTAAGTAAGATAGTACATTATGAATAAAGAAATATCTTGCAAACTTAGACTTACCTATAGAAGTTCCTGCACCTATTAAATAATAAGAAGCTTTTTCAACACCTGGAAGATAATTTTCTAATCTTTCAAAACCTGTAAAAGGTATACAGTTGTAATTACCTTTATCATGATTTAGTTTATTAGTTTTTATCTTCTCTAATACTGTTTCAAAATTCATTACTCTATAATTTTAGTTGTATCTACATCTTCTAAGAACTTTCTTGTCCATAACTCATCTACAGTATCTTTGAGATAAAGGATATAAACATTAAGTTTCTTACCTTCTCTTTTAAGTAATCCTCTACTAAGCTTTTGATAAGAGTATCCTTGATTATTACTATCACATTGGATAATAACTACATTATCAATATTTTTATAAGTAACACCAACAGTACCTGTCTTAACCAAAGAAAGTTGGTTTATTTTACCTTCTTGAAAAGCTTTTAAATCTTTGTCAGAAGTCTTACTATTATAAGAAGGATAACCTAATAATTTAGCTTGTTCTGTATTGGAACAAAATATTAAAGTTCTTTCTTCCTTTTTTAGAGATTGTAGTAAAGACAAAGCAGCAAAAAGCTTAGTAGGAGCATTGTAAATCAAGTGCATTCTTGAGGTGTATAAGAACTTATTTACAGGCAGAAAGTTCCTTTTTTTGTACTCAATTGTATTGGTAAGGTAATTATACTTTTCATACTCTGATTGTAAAAATTTCTTACCTTTTAAGCCCGATTCAATGAGTTTATCTTTACTGTTAAGTTCTAAAGGAATTAATTTTATCTGATAATCACTAATAATGTCTGTATTGATAGCATCATTTATAGACATCTCCACTAAAGTAGAGAAATTGAGTTTCTCTAAAAGCTCTCTTTTATCTTTATGTTTGCTTGGGGTTCCTGTAAGTCCTAATATTGTTTCTACTTTTAAATCCCCTGTGAATAAACCTACAGAATTATTAGGTGAGAATGATTGTATCTCATCTAAAACCATAAAGTTATAAGAACCTTTTTCTTTGTGTAATGAATTGTAACAAATAAATTTAGTTACCTTTAAAAGCTCTTCTGCACCCCATTTTTTAAACTCTTCGGGCGTTCCTTTATCTCTAAGCTCTTTATTAGGAGTAACCCATAAAATAGACTTGAAATTGTGTTTTTTCATTATCTCTATGGCAAGTTTAGTTTTACCTACCCTCATACCAACAAGAATGAGTTGATTTTTTCCAATTTCAAATTTATTTAGGGCTTCTTCTAATATTAATTGTCTTGGGTCTCTGTCCATTCGTAATAATCATCTAAAGGTTTTTTAGCTTCTTCTTTAATTAAAGATACAATATCAAAGCTATCTGTATAAAATTCATCACTAGAATATTTACCATAGGCAGTAAATCTTAAAGAATTATAACTATAAAGTTCATACCTATATAATTCTAATCTTGCTTCTGGAATTGACAGTTTTTGTAATTGTTCTTCAGATAAATCTATGATATAAGGTTTTTCAAGATTTGTTTCTTCTTCTGTAATTATTTCATCATCAAAACAATAAAAGTCTACAATATGAGTATAGAAACACATTTTACAAAAGTTATTCAATAATTTTCTTGAATTTTCTCTTAGATTCCTAAGAAACTTTTGTTGTTCTTGTATTTCTCCTATTACATTACTTCCATCTAATTTAATCAAAGCATAATCACAAAAATCCCAATCACTATCTGTAAAAGCTTTTATTATTATATATTTCATGGTATATATAAATTAGTTAAACAATCCTTTTTAACTTCAACATCTTTGAAATACTTAGAATTATTTGCTTTTAGCTTTTCATAAGTTTGTACATTAAAAGGGGTTGCAAATATATGAAAACCATTCTTACTTTCCAAAAGACATTTTACTTTATTTTTACCCTCTTCAATAGGTTCACAAAGGTTTATAGTAGATTGTACTCTACTTAAAACTTCAGGGTCTTTTGTATCAATATCTAAAATCCAATATTTTTCAATACCTATTGATTTATCTATTGATGTAGCATCAGTACAGCTTGTAAAGAGTTTAGATATTACTCCCTCATAAAAGTTATCTTCTATATACCCTGATAATTTTCTAAGCATTGCATGAGTAACTCTCTTTAAACTTTTAGGGTTTAAGTTAATCATAGCTCTTGCATTTAGAGTATTACATATAGGTATAATTTCATTTTCTAACTTATATTCTAAGTAATCTAAACTCTTTACTACATAAGATTTCACAACATTAGAGTTTTTATTGATATTACTAACCTCTTTCTTTCTTTGTATAATTTCTACATGAAAGAATAAATCAGGGTTATTAATACTAAAAACTTCTAATAATCTGTATTTTAACTTTTCAAGATTATTTATCATCTTCTTTATCTTCAGCTAAAAGTCTCATCATATTGAACAACAAAGTTTGTGTGGTTGAAAAATGAGCATTTAGTGACATTGAAATATTTTCTAAAAAATCTTTTTCTGTGAAATCTTCATAATCAGTATGAATAGCTTTTGCAAGCATTTCTGCTGATTCTTTTAACAGTGAAACTGAGCTGTTTAAAATTTTGATTTTTTCTTCTTTTTTTCATTTTTATTTATTTTTCATTTAATGTTTTTAGTTTCTTCAAGAATTACAAAAAATGGTGTTTCTGTAACACAAAAATCTAAAATTTCACCATTTTCAAGATTATCAAATTCATCTTCTAATTCTGTAGTATAATCATAAATTTCTTCATTATCAGGTATTTCAATAGTAAACTCTCTCTCAACTATTACAGTTCCTTTAGCTCTTATTTTTATTCTTTTCATAAGATATTAGTTTAATCATTCTTTCTAATACATTTTTTGAAGTATGACCATCAAATTCAAATAGTGCTTTAGGTGTTTCTTCCACTTGAAACAAATCCCAATCTTCTTTTTTATAATGATTAGAGATTTGTCCTGTTGGTAACATAGCTGAAACAATAAACCAATTATCATTATCAAAACATTTTTTACCATCATAATGTTTCCATGATTTATGAACTTGGTATTTTCCTTGCTTGTACCATTCATTAAATAACAATGCATTATACATTTTACGAAACTCATAAAGTTCATCAAAAGTATGATAACCATCAGAAACCTTTCCTGTGTGTTGCATTATAAATTTCCATAGTTCCTGTAAATCTAATTTTTTCATATCAAATTTCTTTTAATTCAACACCATCTTCTACATATTGACGAAGAGATACAAATCCCTTTAAATTCTTATTGTAGCCTTGAGCTTTACTAAGTTCATGAGTATTCAGAGCTGTTGATAATTCATTGTCTTTATTGATATACTCTACAGTACTTATAAAACCTTTATACCAGCTTCTGTAATCTTCATTAGTCATACACTTAGCTATATGACCAAAGCAACTCCAATGTCCTGAATCTTTAAGTCTATCATACATCTCTCTTGCTTTTTCTATGGTAATTGTATTCTCATCTCCAATCTTTGTGTAAGAAACTTTTGCAGTAAGGCAAACAGACATCTTTATAATATTTTCTAAAGAAATCATATCATTTTTTGATAATATATCTTTTTTGAAAGGTATATGCCACTCATCTTCTTTTAAAATGTCTGGTGTAGATTCATTCAGAGCATCATACATTTTCTCAGCTAAGTCCATGAAATGGATTTCTGCTTGTCCTGAATTACACTGTAACCATTCTAAATCTGTCATATTTTTCAAATGGGGGTATAATTCTATTGCTTCTTTTTTTGAAGCAAATTTTAAGCCTTCTACGTTGTAAATAGGACATCTTTGTTTAAACAAATGTTCAAAGGATTCTCTTGTACCAGTCATCAAGCAACAGTGATATTGGTAAGGCTCTAACAACCTGTTTACCAATTGTTTAGTTACATCTTTAGATAATTCTTTTGCAATTTTAACTTGATTATATAATGATTCATTCCATATTTTAAATGCTTTTTGTTCTATACTATAATCAGCATAAGAATTACCTTGCATTCCTTTATGTTGTAATTGAAAGTAACAAGGGTAAAAAGGTGTTTCCTCAATAACACTTATAAGTTTATCAACAGGTATTGCTCTACTACTTGCCGAATTTACTGACATCATGTGATAAGTCATAAGTTCAGAGTGAATGCATCTTGGATAAGTTAATTTATATGTTATAATTTCTTCTCCTGTACTTGCTCTTTTAGAATGACATATTATTTCAGCTTTAATAACAGAAAATCTATTATAGTAATTTTTGAATTTTGCTCTTGACCAAATAAAACCATCGTTTTTATTTCTTCCAAAACAAGCGTTTTGAATGGCTTTTCTACTTATACCTGTATCTATAGATGCCTCTGTACAAGATAAATAAGAACCTATATATTCACCTGTTTGTTTATCATATTTATAAATTTCTACTTTATGTGGATTCTGAAATCCATCTTCATATTTTTTCAACATTCTTTCTCTTGATTTTTGTTTATATTCATCACTTCTCTTTATTCCTAAATTTGCTTTTCTTAGAGCTTCTATATGTTCTTTTGATAATTTTTTACCTTTATTCAGTTTAGAAATATGTTGTTTAAATTCCTCTGTATGCTTTCTACCTTTTAAAGCTTCTGAAATTCTTCTATTAACTTCTTCTCCTAAGTAACCTCCATCACCTCCTGTAGCTATATTATAAGCAATATCAAGATTTAATGCATTTAAAGTACTAATCCAATATTTTTCTCTTTCATTAGATTCTTCAAAAGAAGAACACCATTCTATTATCTCCTTTTTAAAACTATCTCTACCATACTTCTCAATTGCTTTCTTTAAGAGAACTCCTGACCCTAAATACCAATAATCAATACTATTATTTTTCATACTACTTTTACCTACATAAAACTTACCATTTATGAGATTAGTAGTTTTGTAAATATAATAATTTTTATCAGGGGGCTTGTTACTAAAAATATCAATCTCCTCACCTGTTCCAGCTCTTTTACTATGAGCTACAATTTCTGCTTTGATGTTATTTTTCATCTGTATAAAGTTTTTTAAAAGAGTTGTTTTGCTCTATAATAAAGGATAAATTTATTATTAATAATGTTAGCATAATACTTAAATACAAACTATCACCTTCTTTTACATTCTTTATAAAGGAAACAGTTCCACTACTAAAAGTAAATATAAGAAATAAGCTTATTATAGATTCAAATATCATATCTATTATTTTATTCATAACTATAATATTCTTTAAGTTCTTCTAACACTTCAAGGAAATCTTCCTTAGCATTTATATAAGCATCATTATTACCTTCACTGTAACTTAAACTTCCATTCAAATTACCTCTTCCAGCTTCAAGCCTTCCAGCTTCTCTGTAATGCTCTTTAAGTTCTTGCTTATATCTTTCTATAAGCTCTATTATCTTATCTACTTTTGCCATAATTTATTTATTTAAATAGGTTTACAATCCAAAAAACAAATAGAATTAACACTTTTGAACATAGTGGCACAACAATTAATATTGTAAATATTTCCAAAGTTAATTGCCAAATTGTTTTAGTATCGTTAATTATAGACTTTACAACATCTATAATTAAATAAATGTCAAATATAACTGCTGTAATTACTATTACAGCAATTAGTAATAAAAATATAAACTGTTTCATTTTAATTACAATAATCTTTCCAGTTCTTCCAAAAAGTATATAAATTCTTCAATCCTATCTATAGAAGTTTCAGCTGAGGTGTTAGCTTCACCATCTTCCATAGAATTTTCTAAGAAATCTTCATACTCTTCAATTTCTTCTTTATAGTATTTTATTTTTTCTACTATTTTGTTTTTTATTTGTTCTCTTTCTTTCATTTTAAATCAATTATTATAGGTTGAATACCAAATTGTTCTATATCAGTAACATGATGGTCTTCAAAGTATTTCTTTTCAATTAACCATTGGTCAGTAGGATTTTCAGGGTTGATACCAATCACATCTCCTATTTTAGGAGATAGTTTACTTGCTATGTCTGAATGAGTAATCCATACTTTGTAATTATCATATCCCTTTGCCTTGATAATACCTGTTTCTTTAAACTCTTTAATATCTTCTTCAGTAACAGGTGTTACAAATGAGAACTGAGTTTTTCTTTTTACTGGTTTAAATTCAATTGTCATCATATTTTAATTATTTAAACATATCTGATATTTTCTGTATAAGAACTAAGAATCCAAAAGCACCTAATATAAGAATAGGCATAACTAAATACTCTAAAGTCATGTATAAAGTAGAGTGTGTATTATTATATCTTGACTTGTCTAAATCAAGACTTACATAAATGATAATAACGCATGCTGCTATACAGTACAACACAAATAGAAACATCATAAAGTTATCTACAAATTTATTTCCTTTACTCATACTTATACTATTTTATAAAGTTCTTTAAATTCTTTCCAAGTTATTTTTCCATCTGCATAATTAGTACAGTTAATTTTTTGTTCTTTACAGATATAACCTCCTTTACTTTGTTGTTTGTTAGAGTATTCTATAGCTTTGTTATAAGCTTTATTCCATATTTCTCTTTTTTGTATGTCTTTTAAGTCCATAATCTATCTATTGTATTTTAATAGTTCTTTACTTAATTTCCTCTCTTTGACCCAATTTAGGAAATTCTTTTTGTTTATCTCAGCTTTTACAGTTTCTGTAAAATCACTAAATAAACAGTATCTAAAAGTGTAATATTCTTCACTTTCTTCTATACCACTTATTATTGTTATTTTGTTTCCTACAATAGATTCAATGTAGTCTTCTAAAAAATCAAGCTCTTTCATTATAATAAAGGTTTTGCAATTTTCAGTAACTCTCTTTGTTCTTCAAGGAACTTATCTCTTATTTCTTCTGTTTTAAATACTAATATTCTATTACTAAAACACACTCTTCCAGTTTCTATTGTATCTTTATATTTTTCTATAGCATATTTCCAATCATTATCATTAAATTCAGGCTGCCAACCATCATTGTAATAATCTCTTATCCAAATAAGTTTAGCAAGGGCTTCAAAAGCATTAACCAATTTTTCATTTGGAAGAATTAAAAGTTTAGTCATAGATATATAACTATTTTTCAATAATATTTCCTCATAAATTGGTATAGGTGCTTTTTGTTCAAAACCTTGTAATTTTACTTCATATTGTTTTGTTGAAAGTGTAGGTATATTACCATTTCTATAAGAACCTTCAAGAGTATAACTCTCTATATCACTATTTCCATTATTTCTTTTAAATGTAACAATTATAGGATAATTACCTCTATATTCACTTTCTTCAATACTTTTAATTACACCTTCTTCTCCAGGAAAATTAAAGCTGTCATAAACTTTCATTCCTACTTTAAATTTTGTTTTCATCACATTACTTTTAAACTTTCATAAATCTTGTTTATATCTTCGCATATTTCAGATATATCATACATCAATGCTATTGTTGATTCATCTGATGCTAATTCTTTAAAATCTTTTCTTTTAAAGTACTCCTTACCTTTGTCATTAAGAGTTTTAAACTCTTGTAAAGCTTCTTTTACTTTTATAGAAGATGTTTTTAAATTTTCTAAATTCTTTATTATTTCTTCTTTCATACACTTTCTATTATATTTTTTACTAATTTATCTGTGTTTTCTGAGAGTTTCTTAGATATTATCTTTAGTATATCTAATGATAAATTTTCATCTACACATAAGGTAAAAGATTCTCCTATCTCATTAAAGAAATATACTTTACCTTCATATCTATCTTTTTGTTTTTCTTCTTCTTTTTCAAAAGAGTAACCTCTTTTAAACTCTAATGAAAACTCTTTTATTTTAAAATTCTTATCCATAATTAATGACATTGTGCATAATTAACCCCAAAGTCTGCACTTATATCTATTGGAATAGATAATTGTAATCTTTCATTTACTTTGGATATACACTCTTTTAATTTTTTTAATATTTCTTCTTTTGGTATTTTTTTATTAAATATGAAACCAATTTCCAATCTCTTCACTTTGTATCGCTACTACAAAGCAGTTCTCTTATGAACTTCTCGTAATTTCTTACGAGATGGGACTATATCTTCAAGATTAAATCTTGCCCTGCTTTTCCACTATGCTTATAGTGTACTCCAAAATGGATAGTCTCTGAACCTTACTTAAAATTTAAGTCTTGGCTGCTGATTGTCTTTCTCTATGAGTTAAGAGTTTCCAGCAATTAACAGGGTTTATTCACAACAATTTTGTCTATCGTGATATTGAAGACTTATTCTAATTCCTTTTTGTCTAACTTCTTTTACAAAGTTATCAAAACACCAAACTCCTAATCCTTGATTACCTGTTGAAAAAGCATCTTTAGGCTTTCTTAAAGAATAATAGAAATTACTATATGGATTTAAAAGCCACATAGAATCTATTGATTCCATAAAATTATACCATTGTCTTTTTTTATCTTTATCAGTACTAAAATCTATTAAGGACTTATTAATATAATCTTTTACTGAGCCATCTTTAAAGATAATTCTAACTTTAAAATCTTCTGCTATTTTTTTTACAGACCAATTTCTTTCCCAATAAATATTAAAGAGTTTTTGGGCATCTTCTAAAGGTTTATTTATAGATTCTGCTACTGTTGGAGGTTGAGCTCCATAAGTCATACTAAAATTACCTATCTTAGCAATACCTCTTTTATTTTTTAGTATTACAAATTCTTTATGTTCCTCTGGAGTTTGTTCTTTCTTTTTATCTAATTCTTTATACCTTAAAACTTCTTCTTGAGATAATAAACCAGATAATAAAGCAATATCTATATGAGGGTCAAATCCAGGAGTTCTCATTTCTTTTACATACTCTGCATCATATTTCATCATATAGTTCTGCTTTGTTGTATCCTCTAATGCTGAACAATCACTTCCACAAAAAAGGTAATTATCATTAGGTACTGTAATTAAACCTCTAATCTGTTCTCCATAAAATTTACCCACTTTCACAAGATTTGCAACAGGTTTTTTATGAGTGAATCTTAGAGTGTTGGTGAGTCCTTGGGCTGTAGCAATAGAGAAATTATTATTATCTAAATTTTCTTGAAATCCTTTTAGAGTATTAATTCTATTTCTAATCATACTCATCATATCTAAGTTTTCTAACTCTGGACATAGTGGATATAATTCTTTCACAGAAATACTTACTTTCTTATTATCATCATATATTTGAGCTACTTTTGTTTTTTTATCAAATATATTAGGTTTCCAACCTAAAGAATAAAGAAAGTTTTTTACTTGGTCCACACTTCCTGGATTAGGTTCTTCCTCTTTGTGAATTACAGTCACTACACCATTATAGTCTTCAGGTAATTCTTGTTCTTGTAAAAGAGAGTACCATTTCTTGCCAGCTTCACTTAAAGAACCATCTTTTTTAGTCATTTTTTCAGGTTTCTTTACTTCTTTGTACTTATATACCTTTGGCATTACTTTCTTTAAAATTTCAGCTTTTTCTGTGTATATAGAGGTAAGTTCTTCAAGTGATTTATTAAGTAATTCTACATCTATTTTTATTTTTACTTCCTCTTGCTCTCTTAGGCAATCTAATTTGAAGTTTAGGTAATTGATGATTCTTTCTTTATCCTCTTGTTTAGAATATAATTTGTGAAGAAAATGTATTTGATTATGAAATAATATTTGATTAATCTCAACATCTTCATTACATCTGTGTATATATTCCTCAATAGTGAGATTACTCCAATCCTCTATTTTAGGTTTAGGTACTCCAAATTCTTCTCCAAAGGATTCTAATCCATGAGATTTTCTCCCTATATATAAATACCATGATAATCCCATAGTATCTATAATTTTAATCCCTTTTGGCTTTTTCCAACCTAAAAGCTTCTTTAATACAGGTATGTCAAATCTTATGACATTATGCCCAATTAAAGTTTCTTGTTTATCTAAAAAGGTAATAATATCATTAGGATTCACTAAAGCTCCTTTCTCTAATAAAACACCTTTTTCATAAATCTGATAACAAAAACAATGTAGTTTTGTTACCTCATCTAATAAGCCATCACACTCTAAATCAAATATTGTATATGTCATAGTTTTAATCTCTTAATCCTTGTTCAATAATATTTTGCATCATATTTGAGTTAATAGTTCTTGTACCATCAGGGTTATAATTAATACATAATCTCAAATCTTTTAGTTTATTCCATTTACCTCTTGCAAATAAATTAGGGTCTACTAAATAAACAGATTTTGATATGGGTATTAATATACTTTCTTTTTTTAGCTTAGAAATAGCTACATCAATTGTTTCTACTTTTAACCCTGTGTCTTTAGCCATTAGTTCTTTAGTGTCTTTTACAGATACAAACTTATTATCATATCCCATTCTAAGAATTATTGAATATAATACTAAAGAAACATTTTTTTCTAAAGAAAATATTCTTTTAATATCACTAAGATATAGTTTTAGAAAATCTGGTTCTGTAGATACTATTGCTACTTTAGTATTTTTAACTTTTAATACTTCACCTGTTTCATTGTCTATTGAAATAGTTTCTTCTTCATAGGTTACTTTTTTACTTTTCTCTTGTTTAGGTATATTTAACCTTTTTACTTTTTTTCTCTCCATTTTAAGGTGTTTTTTAAATTCTTTGCAAAGGTAAGTAATATTTTCCACTTATGAAATTTCTTTAGTACAGTTTAACAAATCTCTTCAAGCTTATGGTAGCCATAAGTTAGACTTATGATAACCATAAGTTGCACTTATCATTACCATAAGTTAGACTTAGCCTCAAATGGAATACAAAAGCCTGTATATCATTTGGTTATAAGGAAGGTAAAGGTGTAGTCTCCCTCTTTTATTATCTTTCTTATAAATAAAAAAAAGCAAATAGAAACAGTCAAAACTACTTGCCTAATTGTAAAAATGATAAGGTTAAGTTGCATATATGATGCAAATGAAAAAAGAACTTTACTGTTTTTAAAATCTTTCAAAAAATAAAAATGAAAGTGAGGTAATTAAAGGGTAGAATTAACTACCCTTTAATATACCAATGTTATGGCAACTTAGAAACTCTACTCCAAGATACATTCACACATATCAGTTTCTTTAAGTCATAACACAGTGGAATCTTACTCTTGCTCATCATTAAGTGTCAAGTTATTGACTAAAGAGATAATTCTGAAATCCTTTTCTGAACTATTACAAATAAAGTAACTTTCAGAAAGTAATATATTATTTTCTCCTAAATCATAAATGACATATAACTTATGGTAATCAAGTGAATCCTTACCCTTCCTTTTGATGAACTCTAATATTGCATCTCTCGTGGGTAATCCCTTAAATTCTAAGCCTTGTTTAATCTCTAAAATTGTCTTCATAATATTCTATTTTGAATTTAATGAAAATGATATACAAGCAAATAATACAAAAAGTATTGCTCCTATGCCATAGGCTGTTTCATCAGAAAATAATTCTATAGCAGTCCAAAACATTATTATCCAAATGATGAATAATATCAGTTCTAAGTTTTTATCACTATTACTCATATTAAAACCACTTAAATAAAATTATTGAACCAGTTTGCTCTTCTATCTTTCTATTAATAGAAATAAAGGACTCTTCAGAGATATTTTTTCTCTGTTTTTTTGCTTTGTTAGTGTAATACTCACTTCTCTCTTTATTACCTAACTTTCCCATTACTACTGCATTATTTAAATACATGTAGTATTTTGTTTCTTCTTTCATGGTATTTAGTATTAAAATGTTATTAAAAATAAAAGGCTTTTAGTACTGATATTTTCCTGTTGCAGTGTTTGTTCCACGATAGTATATAATAAGTATTATCTTTATTAGAAACTCAATGTAACCATCCTGTGGATTTTATAACATGTTATTGTTAAAAATGAAGTTGTTTTATAATATTAAACTATTTTATTTTATATTGTCTTCCCTTAACTTACTAGTACAAATTATTGACTAAAAGCCTTATCCTTTCAGTAGTCTTGTAATAAAAAAGTTTCAGGTACTCAGATTCAGATATAGAAGCCTTTTCCCGAAACTATAAACATAAATACTATAAACTACCAATATTCCTTGAACCTTTTTAATGTATTTATGAAATCCTCTTTTATATCCTCTAAAAGAAGTATTACATCTTCATTTTTTAGGTATTCATCTGTATCCAATGTCATTGGATTATTTATACTGTCAATATAAATAACCTCATGTAAATCACTTAAAAAAGAATATTTATTACTTCTATGCTTTTTTAAGTAATTCAACAAAATGTTGAAATAGCCATTTTCTCCTTTGTATTTAGAGTAGCTTAATAGTTGTTGTAATCTTATATACAACCTTTCTGCATGGTCTAAAAGACCTTTTCTGTATAGTTTAAAATTTAACTCTATTAAATTATTTCCTTTCATAGTACTTATGTTTAAAATTAAATAACTAAGTCTGGTTTTTGAATAGAACCAGACAAAACTATAACCATTATGGCAAGTAATCAAGAAAAAATAAAGTTCTTATTGATGAACTGATTTCCATTCTACATAACACTTCTCTAAAGGTATTATAGCTAATCCAAAATCTGTCCAGGCTAAATGAAAGTAATTACCTTTTTTATCTTTAAAAATATTACTCCCATCATCACTCAAAAATTCATCTTCTATTAATCTACACTTAATAGAAAAATTACCATTAATAGTAAGTTTCTTACCATCATAAGGTATTTCATATACTTTACCATTTATCCAAATCTTTTCAGTCTTTGGCTGAGAAAAACTGAAAATACTTACTAAAGCTAATATTATTGTATTCATTGTATTTATGTTTTATTTGTTTTTTAGCTATAAAATAATGATATTTTGCCATTAATAATTTATACCCTTTTAGATACTATACTTATCTTGGCAAAATAAAAGAAATCAAGTGAAAAATAAAGCTAAAGTGTTATCAAGCTATTAAGTAAAAGAAATTAAGCAAAAAGAGAATAACCCACATTTGGAGTAATGGGGTTATTCTCAACTACTTACATCATTTTACTTAAAGTAACACTTTAAGTCTCATTATGCAAATTGCTCAGCATCAATTAGTTCTGGCTCATTTGCATTGGCTTGTTCATGAGGCAATTCACCAACCCAAGAAGTATCAGGCATAGAGCAGTCAAAATCCCAAGTAAACTGAGAGTAATAGTTTCTACCATTTTTAGTAGCATACTCATTAGTTTGCGGGTTTTTGACAGGTTCTTGATTAGTAGAGAAAGGCTCAAAGGAGAGCATTCTAACTAATCTACCTTGTTTTACTTCAGCACCAGGTTTTAGTCTGGATGCATCAGATGTATTTAGCAAGGCAATTGCTAAATTCTGAATAGTATCAGACATAACCCAAGCTAATCTCTTTTGAGTTTGGGTAGCTATGGTACCTATTTGGGTTCTCACCTTAGTGTGAGCTTCTTCATATAGAGCAGCCATAACAAAGGGTTTACCATTTTTATCAACACCTTCTTTTACAAGGGGGTTGATTTCCCCTTGTTTGTTCTTAGTTTGTACTAAAGTAATCATAGGATAAGTATTAGTATGATTAGTTAATGAGTTAATTTGAGCAGAGGTATTTATGTATTTTATACTTACTCGGAAATAAGTGTGGGTTCTTTTGTAATTTACCTTGTATTTCCGAAGAATGAGGAAATACAAGAAAGAGTGTGGGTTCTCTTGTAATTTGATGTTTTAGAATAAAACAGTGGGCTGAAAGCCCTAAAATAAAGCTCCCTGAAAGGGAGTAATAAAATGTATAATTTATACCATATATATATATGGTATAAAAATAAAAGGAGAGTAAATCCCCTTTTATTTATAATCCAATAGCAATATACTCAACATATATTTGATAATCAAGATTATCAGCATCTCTGACTAATTGCTTGAACTCATTATAGAGTTCAGGATTTAGATAGTATTGCATTTCTTCATTGAATTTATTGCATACACTTACAAACCATTTTAATTGCCATATAGGTAATTCATGAATTTGTAATCTGATGCTGGAGAATATATCTTTACATTCTCCCAATGTAAATTTAACACTATCTTTTTGCTCTGATTTGAACTTTAAGAGCTTTGTTACAAAGCTATCAAATCTCTGCTTGATAGCTTCTTTTTGTTCATAACGTGTCATGATGTAAGTATTTATATTCAAAGATAAGTGTGGGTTCTTATAAACCCATCTTTCTGAAAGAAAGATGAAGAAGTAGCATGAAAATCATGCTACTTCTATTAGTTAGAATGGTAACTCATCTTCTTCATTCTTAGGTGTAGTGTCATTAAGCCAAGCATCTTGAATTGCTTTCTTTAAGTAGCAAGCTTCATTGAACACAATATCAAATTCTTCATCCAAATCTAGCTTACTTATTACACCCATATCCCATATAGAGTAAAGAACAGCTTTTGTACTATCTGCAATACCATAAGCTTTTATGACATCTTTTCTCTCATCAAGATAATAATCTTGATTCTTTAGGTATTCAAGAGCATTAAACACAAAGGATGTAGAATTTACAAGACCAAGTGACAAAGCATAGGAAGCAGATACACTAAAACTGTGTACAAAACTCTTGAAAGAGTTACACAAAGACTCTGCCTCAGCAGAATACATAGCTTCAACAGAAGCAGTGAAAACTTTAGTTTCCATGATGTAAGTAATTTAGTACTCCCACAATTATGGGAGGGGGAGTTTGTTATTCAAAAATTAGTGGGGGGTGTTTTGGGAATACTCCCACATCTTCATTCTCACTCTCAAATTCTAAAAATTTCTGGAAAAATTTTTTTATATTTTTTTTGTCATGTTATTATTTTTTTGTATCTTTGCCCCTGTCAGACCACCACTACTGTTCTAAAAGTGGGTTCAGATGCAGCAGTAAACTGAAGAGTTCAAGATGCATTTTAGTTGGTATATAATCCTAAAGAAGATATTTTATAGGTACTAATAGGAAAGTAGCTGAGTACTATATATAAGGTATTAAATATTGGATACGAGAGCCATAGGTCACAAAGTTTGATAGGTTATATAGGTTAGGGGAAAGTTCCTTAATTTGATAAGCTTCGGGTAAGCAATATATAACTGATAAGTTCAATAAATTTCAGTACTACCACCGCAGAACAGGTAATCCCTTGGGAAAGGATATGGTACATAGTTGTTAAATTAGCACTGGATTAGTTGTGCAAAGGAATGGCTCATAGAAGTCACCGGAGAGAGCTACAGGACTAAACAGGTTTAGCAAGCCAAAGCGGGGAGGGAAATTAGTAGTTAAGTGTACAGAGATGAATTTGCATGCTAAGGAATTAGTATTGTTACACTAAGGGCAAATATCTAAGAGTATTATTTAATAATATGTTTGATTAGATTGTAACCGCCTGAAAAGATAAAGAGCTTCAAACACACTTCACCATAAATCAAATGGTAAGTAACTAAGAGATTTTTCGTGCCACTTTTTATTATGAGGATTAACACTGAGTTAATACGAGATTTTAAGAAGTCAATGGAGCGCGAGAGGCCCCTTAGGGAGGACTTTTTTGGGCTCTTCAGAGCGTAAAAAGAAAAGTTCATGAAATGAAGTTTGATTTACGCGCGAGAGGCAGAAAGTACTTTCGCAGATATTGTATAGAATACTGATTGTTTTTGTTATATATATAAATGGTTAATTTTCAAATGTTTAGATTAAATATCTAAACATTTTTTTTATTGACTAAAGTTTTGTAATTTTGCGGCATTAAAGTTAAGTATTGATGAAGGTAATAAGTAAGAGTGTAGTTTTGAGTGGTTCTTTGTATTATAGGAGGCACTTAGAGTTAATAAACCCTATGTTACCAAGAAGGCTAACAGAGGGTGAGATTAATGTTTTATCAGAGTTTATGTTTTTGAATAATGTAGATGATAAGTTTGATAAAGCAGGTAGAAAAGCTGTAATGGATAAATTAGGTTTAAGCTTTAGTGGTTTGACTAATTATTTATCCTCTTTAAGAAAGAAGGGTTTTATCATTAAGAATACAAAGGGTAGCTATGATATTGTACCTATTTTATTGTGTGATAATGATAAGATGATTTATAATTTTAAGATAGAGAATTATGAAGAACAGGGTAAGAACTAATGGTGTACATAGAGAAAGGTCTTATAGTACTAAGACTTTTGATTATGTAAAAGATTGTTATTTTAAGGTTATAAAAGATAAGTATGAAGGTTTGGATTTTGTTCATTTTGAGATGATGGTAAATAGTCTTTTTGATTATGTAAGAGAGTGTTTGGATGGTTATGATTTTAAAAAGATTTATTTACAGGGTTTTTGTTACATGAAGCCACAGGCAAGAAGAATAGAGATTGCAACAAAAAACATGGAAAATTATTTAGAGACTCATAAGGATAGTTTCACAAAAGAAGTGATAAAAAAATATCTAACACATATAGAAAAATGCAAAGAGTTTTTGGAGAACCACAAAAAAGAGCAAGACCAACTTTAAGAAATATATGGTCTTACATTCAAGGTAATATAAGGTATAGATTATATTACAGTAAACAATTATATGGTATTAATTTGAAATGGTTACTACCTAATTGGTTAATAGAACAAATAGAGCTTAGGGTTATTAGTATGGATAAGCAGTGTTACAATGAAGGTAGTTGTAAGATATGTGGTTGCAAGACTACAGAATTACAATTTGCAGATAAAGCATGTGATAAGCCTTGTTATCCAAAGATGCTTAATAGGTCTCAGTGGAAGATGTTTTGTGATACAAAATTAATATATGACAAAGATACAAGTATTTTTTGGCAATTAAGGGAAGGTAAATTTAGAACATTTAAAAAAAGAAAAGATGAGTAAATTTAAAGAAAGTGAATTAGATTTAGGAACTATAAAAAGTGGTAGTAATATTGTATTTCACTTTTATAGTATAGAGGATATTAGTAATAATATTTCTTATGTAGAATCAGGTTGTGGTAGTTGTACTAAGGTTTTAGGGTATCAGAATGGTTCTTTAAGTATAAAGTTTTCTTCAGGTACTTTTCCTTTTCATATAGATAATGATAGGTACAATATAAATAAAAGTGTATATGTACATTATAAAGATGGTACACAAGAGGAGTTAAGATTTAAAGCATTAATTTTAAAGTAATGAAAAAATATACAGATGAAGAATTACTAAATAAGGTAAAGAGTTTACCTAGTTTTAGAGGTATTCCTGATGACTTTTGGATATTAGGAATACAAAGTAAAGAGGATAAATTTAATGAGTTTGATGATAGGTTTTATCTATTCAGAGGTGTTAAGTGTGTTATGGTTTTATCAGGAACTACTAATGCAGGTTTAACAGGTTTAAAGCATTATGATACTTATAATCCAGAAGGTTGTGCTGTAATTAAGACAAATGAGTGGTATTATAAACTTTGGACACCTGGTTTACATAAGGGTAAGATGAAAGCTTTAAAACAACTCAGTCCTATAAAGTACTATAGAGATTGGAACAAGAATGAGAAAGCTGAAGAGATTGGAAAGATAATGGAAGGTATTATTGGTATTAACTTTCATACAGCAAGTTATCAGCCAGGTAATATTATTACAAGGTTAATTGGTAGTTGGTCTACAGGTTGTCAGGTAGCTAATAATACAAGTGATTATTACAAGGTATTAGATTTTATAGGTACTCAGAAAGAAGTAAGTTATTGTTTAATTAAAGAGTTTTAAGTTATGGCACATATTGTAGTTAATGGTATTAAGCTTGATTGGGAAGATTATTTAAAATTAAATAGAGACCTTTGTACAATAAAACTTTCACCTGAAAGTATAAATGGTATTATTAATTTTGATTCAGATAAAAATAAATCTGTTGATAATAAGAAAGAAGAAAAGAAGAACTATACAAAACATGTTCTTATTGAGAGAACTCTTACAGTGAATGGTTATGAATTTAATTTCATTGATATAGAGACAAAAGAATTTTATTGGAGTTATTATAGTGATGAATTAGACTATAATATGGCTAAAGATGGTTTTTTGAATAAGATATCAGGTAAAGTTAAATTTTATTTAGAGGAGTAATGGCATATTTATTTATATTAGAGAATAACATAGCCAGACCACATCCAGAAACTGTTTTAATAGAACCTTTCAAAACTATATGGGAAAGAGATAAAAGTAAAGATAAATCAGATGCTATAAGAGATTTTACTTTTATAGAGCTTATGAGCAGTAAAAGAAAGACTAATCCTTATGCTGGATATAGTGATAAGCAAAGATTTGAAAAATTAAAAGAAATGCTTAGATATCCAGCTAATTGGCAACCTGATGATGATATTAAGTTTGCTCTATATAGAATAGAAGAGTTTCAAACTGAGGGTAGTTTCAACTATGTTATGTATAAACAATCTTTAGAGACATTAATAAAGACAAGAGAATACCTTTTGAATATTGACCTTAATGAAAGAACTAAATCTGGTATACCTGTATATAAACCAGCTGATGTATATTCAGCTATTGAGAAAGTAGAGAAAATTATGACATCTCTAAATAATTTGAAAGAAAAGGTAGACCAAGAATTGTTTGACCAAACAAGGACAAGAGGTAATAAAACTATTAATCCATTAGAGAATTAATATGAAAAAGACAGCAAAAGAAATAGATAATTTTAAAGAGTTTAAACAGGAATATTTTGATTATAGTGAATTTCTAATAAAAGGCAATGAGGATAAACTCAAGTCCTTTTATAATGAAGGTGTCAAGTTGCACTTTATTAGAGAAGTTGTAGATTTAAAATTTCCTATAACTATAGTAGGTAATAGAACAATTCATTTTAAATTAGATGAGTAAAATTAGAAATAATAATGGTAAATGGAAAGATACTTCTGTGTTTAGGCAAGAGGCTATAAGGTTTCTTGAAAAAGGTTATTACACAGAAGCTCCTTATGGTACTCCTGAGTGGCTTGAATATTGGAAAGAGCAACTCAGAAGATGTATAGAAGGTTATGAAGTACATGGGAATAAAATTACAGGGCATCATTATTGTTATTTAAACTTTGCTCAAATATTAAAAATGAAGTTTGATGATGAAGATGAAGAAGAAACATTAGCTACAAAAGAGGTTAGTTTTCCAGACTTTTGGGATGGAGACTATAACTTCTTCTGGTCCTTAGAAATTGCAAGAAATGGTATATGTTCTTCAATGACTCAAGTTTCAAGTAAACCTGCTGAAAAGAAAGAATGGAATGAATTAAATAAGAGACTCAAAAAATTAGAACCTGATAATGAAGAGTATGCTAAGATAAAAAAGAAAAGAGATGAAATATCTCAAAAGATACTTGATAGATTAGGCTTATTTGTAAAGCCCCATTTAGATTATCTTAATGGAGGTTACCATTTTATTGTAGGTAAAGCTCGTCGTAGAGGTTATTCTTATAAGACATCTCTTATAATAGCAAATATATATAATACTATAAGGAATAAGCTTTCCTTAATAGGTGCTTATGAAAAGAAGTTCATTGACCAAACAATGGATAAAACATTGGAGTATTTGAACTTCTTTAATGAGTATACAGGATTTTCTAAGAACAGATTAGTTGATAAGAAGAACTTTATAAAGGCAGGCTATATAGAAGAAGTTAATGGTGTCAATGTAGAGAAAGGTTATAAATCTGTAATTGATGCTACAAGAACTTTTAAGGATAATCCTGATGCTATGCGTGGTGTGGATGCTTTCTTTATATTACTTGAAGAGGTTGGTGCTTTTGATAATTTAAAAGATTCTTTTAATGCTATTGCTCCATCACTTACAGCAGGTAGTAAAATTACAGGGCAAATATGTTTGATTGGTACTTCAGGGGACCTTTTAGGGGGTACTAAGGATTATGCTGATATGTTCTTTAATCCTATACCTTATGGATTTATGCCTTTTGTAAATATCTGGGATAAAGATGCTGAGGATACTACTTGTGGATTTTTTCACCCTATTAGTTGGAATCTTGAGGGCTTTTATGATGAACAAGGTAACTCTGATGTAGAAGCTGCTACAGCTTGGGAAAACCAAAGAAGAAAAAAACTTTTGGATAATTCTACAAATAGCTTAATTTTGCAGAAGCATATTCAAGAGTTTCCTTTATGTCCTGCTGATGCTTTTAGTGTAGCAAATATTAATGTTTTCCCTACTATAGAACTTAGAAATAGGCTCAATAAAGTTATGTCAGGAAACCTACATTTAAAGATGGGAACTCCTGTAGAACTATTTTTTGAAGATGGTAAAGTAGTAGCCAAACCCGATTTAAAGAATAAATTACAACCTATATGGAACTATAGACCTAAAGATAATAACTTAGAAGGGTGTCCTATAATATATGAGTATCCTATAAAATCAGCACCAAAGGGTCTCTATAAAATAGGGTTTGACCCTTATAGGCAAGATATGTCTAATGGAGTTTCTTTAGGGGCTATTTATGTTTTTAAAGGGGTACATAAAGGTAGCTTAACTAAAAATTGTATAGTAGCTCAATATGTAGGAAGACCTCAAGAGAGTGATGATGTATCAAGGATAGCTATGATGTTTGCTATTTTATATAATACAGAGGTTATGTTTGAGAATGAGGTAACTCACGTAAAGAACTACTTTAGGAGAATGAATAGGCTTGATTTATTAGCCTTACAACCTGATAGGGTAATTTCTAATAATATAAAAAACTCAAAGGTAGCTCGTGTATATGGTTGTCACATGAATGAAAAGATGAAAGATGCTGGGGAGAAATATATAAAGGATTGGTTACTTGAAGTACAAGAATATGATGAAAATGGTAGTCCAATAACTACAATAGATTCAATATATGACATAGGATTATTAGAAGAATTAATAGCTTATAATAGAAAGGTAAATACTGACAGAGTCATGGCAATTATGCAAGTAATGTTTCAAAGACAGGAAGAACAACTTGACAAGGTTTATGATGAGGATAGAAAAGATAGAATAGCAGAAGTTTTTGAAGTATTAAAAGGTTTTTATAGAAAAAGATAACTATGGACAAAAAGAGATTATCAAGGTCTCAAAAAGAGGCTAATGATTTTGCATGGTTCAAAGAACAAATAGATTTATATGACAGGTCTTCTTTTTCTTCTTCAAGATTTGATGGTCAAGATGGCATTATATCTGAGTGGAGAAAAATGAAGATTAACTATGATTTATTTAATAATAGAATTAATGCAAAAGACTTTGAGTATGTATGCCAACCTTATGGAGCTGAGGTAGGAAAACTGCCATTAGACTTTACTAACAAAGATATTTTATCTGGAAAGATAAAAGCTATGTTAGGTATGGAGATGAGAAGACCTTTTTCTTGGAAGGTAGTTGCTGTTAATGAAGAAGCTACTACAAGAAGGGAACAAGAGGAATTTGAGCAGATTAAACAGTTTGTAATAAATAGTATTACAGCTCCTATAAGGCAACAAATTGAGCTTGAACAGATGCAACAAGCTCAAGGTAGAGAACTCACTGAAGAGGAGAAACAACAAATGCAGCAACAAATAGAACAGGAGATGAAAACAAGGACTCCTCCTGAAGTTGGGTTGTACATGGAAAGAGAGCATCAAGACCCAGCAGAGATATTATCTCATCAGATATTAGAATATTTGATGGAAGAACAAAATATCAGAGAGAAATTCAATAGAGCCTGGAAACATGGTCTTATAAGTGGTAAAGAAATATTCTGGGTTGGAGAAGTTAATGGTAAACCTATGGTAAGGGTAATAAACCCTTTAAGGTTTGACTATGACAGAAATCAAGATAACCATTATATAGAAGAAGGTGAATGGGCTTGTTATGAGATGTATTTAACTCCTTCACAAATTATAAGTCATTTTGGAGATGAGCTTACTGAAAAACAAATTGATGATGTATATAGTAACTTTCAAGAAGGAGCTGTAGTTAATTCTGAATTTACCTTTAGAGATGACTATTTTGATGTATCTGGAGTAAGGGTAATACATTGTGAGTGGAAAGCCCCAAAGGCTGTAAAATTTGTATCAGGAGTAGATTTAGAGACAGGAGAACCTTATGAGTTCTTAGTTGATGAGACCTATCAAATAAATAGAGAAGCAGGTGATTTAGAGGTCATAAAGAAGTGGATACCATCTAAATTTGAAGGCTATAAAATAGGTAGAGATATTTATGTAGGTATGAGAGAAGTACCAGGTCAAAACAAAGATTTGGATAACCTCTACAATTGTAGGCTTTCTTATATAGGTGCTTGCTATGATAACATGAACTCTGAGAGTACTTCTTTAGTAGATAGAATGAAATACTATCAATACATGTATAATATATTAATGTATAAGATAGAGCTTTTGATTTCTTCTGATGAAGGAAAAACCCTTTTATTGGATGGTAGTATTATACCTAAATCAGCTGGTATTAAAACAGAGGAATGGATTTATGACTTTAAGGTAAATAAATTAGGTATAGTAAATTCCAATGAAGAAGGTAGTAGATATAATGATATTACTCAATCTGTAAAAGAGATTGACTTATCTCTAATGTCTGATATACAAAAGTACATAGAACTTGCAGAATATGTAGAAAGGAGATGTGGAGAATCTGTAGGTATTACAAAACAGATAGAGGGACAAATTGGAGGTAATGAAGCTGTAAGAAATACTCAACAAGCAATTATACAATCAGCTAATATATTAGAACCTTATTTTGAAGTTCACAGTATAGTTAAGAAAAATGTATTACAATCATTAATTGAGGTAGCTAAAGTGGCTTATTTAACTTACCAACCATCACATTTAAACTATGTTCTTGATGACATGTCAAGAAAAATGGTTACTATGGATTATGACCTTTTAGAGAATAGTACTTATGGTGTGTTTGTAAATAATAGTACTAAGGCTGATGAAGCTCTTCAAATGGTACAACAACTCTCTCATGCAGCTATGCAAAATCAAACTATTGAAATGTCTGATTTAATTAAAGTAATGAGAAGTCAGTCTATACCTGAAGCTGAAGAACTTCTTAAAAGAGCTGAGAAAGAAAGAAGAGAGTTTATGCAACAGCAGCAACAACAAGAACAACAAGCTCAACAAGAATTACAGCAAGCTCAACAACAATTTGAGAAAGACCTTAAATATATGGACCATCAATTCAAGATGGAAGAGATTCAGAAGAAAGGTGAGCTTGAAATTCAGAAGCAAACTATTCTTTCTATTGGGTTTAATGAAGATAAAGACCTTGATGAAGATGGTATACCAGATGTTCTTGAAGTTGCTAAATTTGGTGTAGATGCTAATGTAAAAGCTGAGAACATAAAACTACAGAGAGAAAAATTAGATTATCAAAAAGAAAAAGATAGGAAACAAGAAAAACTAATGGAAAGAAAACTTGATATTGAAGATAAAAAAGCACAATCTCAAGTACTAAAAGCTAAAGTTAGTGCTGATTAAGCTATTAGCTTTAACACCCTGAAAATTAAATTTTCAAAATGTAATATATAAATTAATTATTAATTTTGCAGAAAATATGGAACAAGTTTTAGAACAAGACAATGAGCTTTTAAGCTTTAAGTGGGATACAGTAGAAGAAGAACCTACTGTTGAAGAACCAAAGGAAGAGCCTAAAGAGGAAGAAAAAAAGGTTGAGCCTGAACCAGAGTTTACTTTTGAAACTCCTAAAACAGAAAATGGTGAAGAAATTGTTGAAAAGAAAAATGATGAACCTGTAGATAGTATCTACAATGATTTGTTTAAAGACTTAAAACAAAATAATATCTTTAACCATGTAGAGTTAGAAGAAGGAGAAGAACTTACAGCAGAAAGATTTTTTGAGCTACAAGAAGAAGAATATGAAGCTGAAGTAAAAGAAAGGATTGATAATTGGGCTAAAAATATTGATGAAGATGGTAGGAAATACCTTAAATTCCTTTCTGATGGTGGTAAAACAAAAGACTTCTTAGAAGTATTTGTAAATACAGAAGAACCCTTAGATGGTGATATTAATGATGAAGAATATCAAGATGACCTTATTAGAGAAAAGAAACTCTCAGAAGGTTTCTCAAGAGATGAAACAGAAGAATATCTTTCTAACTTACCTAAGTCAGTCAAAAGAAAAGAGGCTACACTTTATAAGGAAAATATTCAAGAAACTGTTGAGAACAGAAAGAAACAACTCTTAATAGAACAAGAGAGAGCTAAACAAAGGCAAGCTGAAGAATTACAACAATTTAATGATAATATAAAAGGTGTTTTAGAAAACCAAAAAGAAGTTGGAGGTTTTAAAATTACTGAAAAAGATAAAACTAATATATATAACTTCTTAACTCGTAGAGACCAAAAAGTAAATGATAAAGTTGTTGTAACAGGTTTCCAAAAGAAACTTGCAGAAGTCTTTAAAGATACTAATAAGTTAGTAGTACTTGCTAAGTTACTTCATAATGACTTTGATTTATCTCAAATAGAGAAACAAATTATAACTAAAGAAACTAAAAAAATAAAAACTAATTTAGAGAATCGTAAAACAATTTCCTCGTCTTCTGGAAGTTCTTACAAGGAAAGGCAGTTCTATGATTTGTTCTAATTAAACATTGAAATAATATGATAAATAACAACAAATTCATTACATCAATACTACCTTGGGATGGTGGTACTATGGTTGAGTTGAATAACTTAGGTAAAGCCTTGATGATTCAACCTGAGAAATTTGGAGATAAAATGTCTCAGCTTTTCTCTTCTCAAAACTATTATGCTGATAACCCAATTTCAAGTATTGCTTTGAAAAATGGTGCTAAAAAGGTTGTCACTTCTAATGAGTGGGAATGGAAACTTTCTACTTCTAATACTGCACCTACTACTGTAGTAGAAGACTTGGAGAAAACTAATGATAAACCAGGTCTTGGAAGAACTACTTTCAAAATTAAACTACGTGATAATTGGTTCAAATCTACTGATGTTATTACACCAGGTACTGCTGACCAAAAGTATCAATGTAGAATTATGGAAGAACCTCAGAGACATGGTACTAATGGTTGGGTATATACTGTACGTATTGTATCTGATGACTTTAGTACATTCTTACCTAAGATGTTCTTAAAAGCAGGTACTAAATGGGCTAAGCTTTATTCAACTGCTGGTGAAGCTGATATCAAAGGTGGTTCTACTCAATTCTCTGCTCCTATTACTCTAAAGAACTCTTTAGGTAAATTGCGTAAAGAATATCATGTAACTGACTATGCTCTTGAGCAAGTTCTTGCTGTAAAGCTACCTACTCAAACAGGTAAACTTGCTGACTTCTGGATTAACTATGCTGAAGTTGAGTATTGGAAACAGTGGTATCGTGAAATTGAGCGTGCTTATTGGTATAATAGGAAAGCTAAGAGTATTCAAACTGATGCAGGTAGACCTGTAGATTCTTTTGCAGGTATCTTTGAACAGCTTGAATCAGCTAATAACCACTATTACACTGACCTTACAGCAGAGCTTATTGAGAACTTTATGATGGATATTTTCTATGCTCGTGTTAAACCTGGAAAAGGTCGCAGCATGAAAGTATTTACAGGTGAGTATGGTATGCTTATTTTCTCTCGTGCTATGCAAGACCTTATGGAGAAAAGAGGTTGGAGAATTGCCAATAATAACTTTAATCCTGTACAAAAAACAAGCTCTGAGTATAACTCTAATGCTTATACTTATGGATACCAATTCGTGAAGTATATCATGCATAATGGAGCTGAGCTTGAACTTGTACACTTACCTCTTCTTGATGATATTAATATCAACATGGAGATTGACCCAATCTCAGGTTATCCTGTACAATCTCAGAGATTCATTTTCTTAGATTTCTCTGGAACAGGAACTGAAAGTAATATCCAAGTTGTAGAGAAGAAAAATGGTTATAAGTTTGGTTATGTATCAGGTTTAGTTGGACCTTTTGGACCTGTTAATGGAGGTCAAATGGCTCACTCTGGAGAATACTACTCAATGCATGTATCTAAGGAATTAGGTATTCATATTGAAGATACTTCTAAATGTGGACAGTTAATTTTGAAACGTAACTTTGGTTATTAATAAAAATTTCTCTTTCATATAATAATAATAATTAACTCAAACATGGGGTTATTGGTTTAACCCCATGTTTCTAAAAAAGTAAAAAACAATGGCATTAGTTGAAGTTAGACCTATTGAAAAAGATACTTGGCACGGTAAAAATGGTGCTGAGAATTTTACAAGACCACAAGTAATTTCTTGTGCTGTCAATGCTCATACAGGATTGTATGACACAGGATTATCTGAAGAAGATAGAAAAAGGCTTGAAAAAGCTACAGGATTTGATTTAAGTGATAATTATAATCCTAATGAGAAACACCCTTTTTGGTCAAAGCCTATTAGTGAGGTAAAGCTTGAATGGGGTTCAAATATTTTTAATATTGAGAGACCTTTAGATGAGATTAAAGTAAAGATGCTTAAAGCTTCTGATTTGGTAGCAAATTCAATGCAAGATTACAATGAAGGTAAATATCCTTTAGCTTTATTTGTAATTACAGATGAGCAAGAACAAACAGTTGTAAAGGCTGCAAAAGCTGCTATTAAGAGAAATGCTATCATAGAAGCTTCTAAACTTTCTACAGATAAGAAAATTGAAGCTGTATATATCTTACTTGGTCAGAATGTTAGAGGTAACTCAAATGATTATATAGACCTTAAAGTTGATGAAGCTATTGATAAAGCAGGACCAGAAGCTTTCTTAAATCTCATTAGTAGAGAGGGTGCTAAGAATACAATTCAAGCATTTATTTTAGAAGCTACTGATAAGGGTATTCTAACAAGAACAGGTACTTCATATAGCTATATGGATATCCATCTTGGAGGAGATATTGAAGATGCAATTAGTTTCTTTGAGAATAAAAAGAATCAGCCTTTAAGGATTCAAATAATGGAAAAACTAAGGTAATATGACTATACAGGAAATGCATTATGACTTCAAGATGAAGTTAAATAAGATAGATTCAGAGCAATATAGAAATCTAAGAATACCTGAAATAGATTGGAAATTAAATGAGGCTTTGGAAATCTTTATAAAGAATAATGCAGAGCCTTATCAAATTCCCTTTTATGGGTTTGAAAAAAACCAAAGAAGTATAGATAATATTAGACCTTTGGTTGTAGAAAACAAACTTATAACTTTAAATAATGATGTAGCCCCTTTACCTAATGATTATATGTTTTATGTTTCCTCTTATGTTATAATGAAAAAAGGAACATGTAGAGACAGAAAAGGTAGAGTACTAATAAAACAACATGATGACATGTTTGAGGAAAGTCCTTTTGATAGAAGCTCTTATGAATGGAGTGAAATCAATGCTACTTTTGATAGTGAAGGTTTAAGACTTTATATTCCAGAAGGAATCACTTTAGATGGGCTACATTTAAATTATATAAGAAAACACCCCTATATACATAATGCTCAAGACTTTTTGCCAAGCAGTAAGTATAAATTACCTAATGGTACAGAACTTACAGGTAGGCAAAATTGTGAACTTCCAGAACATACACATAGAGAGATAGTGGATATAGCTGTTTACATAACTAGTGTGGATTTAGAACAACAAACAGTACAGTTCAAACAATCCAAGTTAGAATTAAATAAATTATAAAAATTAAAAAAAAAATTAGATTATGTCAAGAACAAGTGATGTATTTCGACTTTTAGTTACAGCTAATAACAAAGATGTATTAGCTAAGGACAAAAAGCTTACAGATTTATTGCCTGGTCAATTAGGTGTGTTTGATGCTTCAACACATCTCTCTATTGATACTACAGGTAAAATCCCTAAAGAATATTATTTTGCTGTAGGAGTAGATAATGATGGAGATGGTGTTACTGATGATATTGTAAAATCAACAGGAAACCAAATTCAAGGTAAAAATGTATTTTACTACAATTATGCTAAGTATTCTGAAGGGAAGCCAGCAAAAGCCCTTTTAAAGGATTATTTTGCTCAATCTAATAAAGTATATGGTATTCGTGTAACTCTTCAAAATCAAGCCACTTTACAGCTTCAGGGGTATGTTCCTTACTCTGAAACCTATGTTGTAAATAATGTAATTTGTGATAATTGTGCTGACCCTTGTGTAAAAGGTGATAGTATTCAAGTTACTAAGAAACTTCTTTTACAAATCAATAATGATAGCAATGCTTTTGTTACTGCTAAAGCTGTAGCAAGGACAGCTCTTGTTACTGCAACTCATGGTATTACTAAAGCTGTTGGTGCTGGGCTTTCTATAGAAGATTTGGATAAGATGGCTGCTTACAATAAGACTAAAACAAATGCTGCTGATTTTGTACATGCTAATATTGAATTTGAAACCAAACCTCTAAAGAAGATTTATGATGTTTGTATCAATATTGGATATATGATTTCTCGTGAAACTACTATTGACATTTCTCTTCCTGTAGGTTTTGAATGTGATGGTAAAGTAGAAATCACTCAAGAAGCTGAGTATGAGCAAGGAGCTGGGTATGACCTAAAACAACTTGAGTATATACAAAAAGGTTGGACAGAAAGTCCTTATAGGACTTCAGCTCTTACAGGATTACCTTTCCCCACAGCATATAGTGTAGACCCTAAAGGTAAATATGATACTTTTGTATATACTTATGATGAGGATACTTACACAAGCTTTAATAACTTTACTTTCCAAGAAAGTTCAGTTATAGCTGTACCAACAGCAGATACAAATACAGTAGCTAAAGTAAAAGCTATGTTAGAGTTTTTAAAAGGTTAATACCTTGTCATTGTTTAACTTGTCTAAGGGTAAGGATTTATTATCCTTACCCTTTTTAAATAAAATATTATATGCTTTGGTATTCATTAAAAAGAGAGAATTGGAAAATAACAATTAAGAAGGAGCAAAGGTATAAAAATACAGGTCTTATAAAATATTGGCTTGTAAAGAGAGATAGTTGTGATAATACTTTCCAAGAAAATATCTTTGCTAAAACATATACTTCTTCTTCAAGTATTAATGAAGTAGAGGTAGATTTAAAGGAACTTATAGATAAACAGATTTCTAAAGAAAAGGAAACAAGTGCAGAAAAAAACCTCTATGGACAAGGTGTATATGAATTACACTTTTTATTAGTTGAATCAAAAAAAGAGGGTGTAGATGAAAAAAATGAAAGAATTTTAGGTAGTGAAGCTACTAAAACTTTCCCTTATTACCCACAGATTTTAGCTTCATTAGCAGAAGATTTAGAAAGTGTTTTATGTGGTTGTCCTTGTAGTAATTGTGATGGTTGTGTAGATGATACTAATCTTTTGAATGTAACAGCAAAAACTCTTTTATATTATGCTTTATCAGGAGAATATTATCAGTCTAAGTTTGGTCAAGCTTTAAATTGTATAAGTTGTAATCTTTCTAAAGAAGCAGTCTGTATTTTATTGAATGAACAGATTCATGGAGGAAGTAAATTAAATAAAAGGTTCTTAAAAAAGATGTTAGCTATTTTTTATATTAGCTTTTATCTTATGGAAGTAGGTAGAAACTGTGTTACAGAAACTGTAAATCAAGATGGCACTATTACTAAGAATGATTGGACTACAGATTTTCACTTTGAGAAAATAAAAAGGTGTTTAGAAGGTCTTGGAATAGATTTAGAGTGTATAAGAAAACACACAGATAACTCAGAAGCAAGATATGCTGATTTTCCTTTTTATGTAGGTAGAAATGTTCAAATAATAGACTATAAATACTTTAATGACCACTACTCAGATTTTGAAGATGAAGAGATAAATCAGATAATGATTTATGAAGTGAATCATGGTAATGGAGAGTTGAAATTTAAAGGGGAAAAAATTAATAATTATATAATTGTAGATTTTCAAGATATTATAAATGGAGATTTAACTTATGAAGCAGATGGTACAGGAACAGAAGAAGCCAACTTTAAATGGAAAGTCTCAGAAGGTTGTAGAGACAGGTTTAATGGTTTGGCTAAAAAGGGTTAGTAATAAAATAAAAAAGTTTTTTAAAGCTATGGCAAGAGAAGGTAAAGTTATAGTAAAAATATTAAAAGATATATGTCAAGAGCTTCCTTTCTTTGGACATTCTCATCAAAGAAGTAAGGTTACTATAGTAAAACCTTGTGAGAACAATTTGAAGAAATTAGAATGTAATCTTACATTTCAGCAGAACTCTATAACTCAAGATAACAGAGTTAATTTTGTTCTTAATGCTGATGGTACAAAAGGAGTTGAATCTGGAACTCCAATTAAGTATATTGTAAAAAGATTTGATGATGATGTATTAGCTAAAGAAGAGGTTGTATTGCAAGATAACTTTGGTTGGGCATTTCAAGAAGTTTTATGGCAAGATAAAATTCCACGAGGAAAGAGGATAAAATATGTTTTTAGATTAGAAGCATGGAAAGAGTTTTGTGAAAAAGAATTAGAGTATAATAAACCAGCTACAGCAATCTGTGGAGAGAACAGTCTTACAAAAGAAGAGGAAACTAATGACTATATTAAGTTTAGATACAAGACTTATGTAAGTAATTTTGAGGATAACTTAGTAAGACATTTATATAAGAGTATAGATGGTGTAAATTGGAGTGAATGTCCTTTTACTGAAGAGAATGTACATATAACAGATGGAAGTCATGTAGAACTATTATACACAGTACAGAAATCATCTTTACAAGGAGAAACACATTTTAAAGCTTCTGTAGATGTAATGACTAAAGGTCAATTAGAACTTACTTGTGAAACAGGTGTAAATGATATTGGAAGTCAAATTCCTGATTTTAAATGTTCTTTAAGTATGGAAGCTACTAAAAGAGCTATGAATTCCACAGAACCAAAGGCAATAGCTTCAGTTAAAATGCAAACTAATTCTATAGATTCTTATCCAGCAAACTCTGTAAAGTATTATTTAGAGACTTTAGTAGATGGTGTTTCTATAGGTAAAAACTTAGTATATGAACATGTTACAAATGGTTTATTGCCTGAAATAAGTAAGGAAATAGATTTAGGAAATTTAGATTTTAAGAAAGCAGAGTTTATTTATACAGTACAAGTTACTAATGGTACAGAGTGTAGTGAAAGATATACTTTATTAAACTCACTTTGTCAAGAATCTTCTATAGTAAAAGAGAGTAATACTATAAAGGTAAAATTACCTTCTAATTTAGATGGAGTAGAAGGTATTGTAAAAGAGGTTACCCTTTATTATTCTGAGGATAAAAATAATTGGATTAACACAGAGATAAATCCAACTATAAGTGGAGATGAATATGTATTTTCTAATATAGATAATTCAAAAAAATATTTTAGAGCAAAGTCCTATTATAGATTAGAAAATTATGGAAGTTATGGATATAGCAATGTTGTAGAATGTCATACAGATATTTATGAAAATGTTAAATATACTATTACAGGAGAGATTACTTTAGGCTTATTTTGGCAAGATGAAGACCCAGCAAAAGATTTTTCAGTCAAAAATCAAAATGCAAAAATACAAGTGTTAGGTTTTAATAATGACCAAAATAAAATGTTTAATGAGGTCTTTAGTAAGTTTACTCAATTAATTATTAAGAAAGCACCAGCAGATAATGATTCAAATGTATCTGTAGTAAGGTATTTTACAGAGCAAGAATTAGAACAATTCAATAATCTGTTTAAGGGTAGAATGGATTCTACAATGGCTGCTTATGATACTTGGAGAGGTATTGAAGAAATAATGAGTGATATAGATTTAAACATAACTCCTGAATCTAAGACTTATAAATATTTCATTGATTATACTTGGGAATATGCCAATCCTTATAGTGGTTTTGTTACATCTAATACAAATAAAGTAGTAAAATTAGAAATCAATTGTGGTCAATTGTATTTAGACTTGAGTAGTAAAACTCAATCTGTTGGTACTTTTAAGCTGAGTGCTACTTATGATGATTTTGGTTATCCTATAAAAGCAACACCGTATATACTAACAGATAAAAATATTGCTCTAAAACCAGATGTATATGAATATTATTATCCATCTAACCCTTTTAGGGAGTCTTTAATAGATGTTTATCAAGATAGTGTAAATAGTGTAAATGGTTTTGTATCTGGTGTTATGAGATTTTATATAACAGACCCTGAAACACATAGAGAGATTGAAGTAAAAGAGTGTATTACCAGTCCTGTACCATTAGAATTTGAACCTCCTACAGCATATACAGATTGCCATTTTGATTATTTATCTTTATGCTCTCAGCCTAATGAATATGGTTGTGATAATACTGAGTATTCTAAATCTAATCCTACTAAAAATATAAGTGTTATCATTAATATGATAGGTAGCCAATGTGATTTAACTAAAGGTTCACTAAAAATGTTTTCAGGTAAAATCCTATTAGGAGATGAAGTTATACATGAATTAACAAATGAAGAGCTTAGGGCTATGGAACAAAATGCTAAAAAACCTGGAATAATGGTTAGTATTTATACATTTAATGTAACAAATGAATTAGATAATGCTACTGTAGGTCAAGAAATCAAATTTGAATATGAATTAGAGTATAATAATCAAGGTCTAAGAAAAGGTGTTACAAGTAGTAATATTACAATAACAGATTAATAATAAACAATAATGAATTTAATAACACAGTATATAGAGAAGTTTTTTTATAATTATGGATTCTTCATAGTTGGTGGAGCTATAGGAGCTATAATCCATAGAATGAGAACAAAAATGTCTCCACTAAGATTTGTCAAGTTCTTGTTTGTAGCCATAATGTTAGCTCTTGCAGCAGGTATAATTTGCAGAGATATTTTTCATTTGACTGAGACTACTATATATGTGATATGTGGTATTTTTGGGGCTTTTAGTGAAGAAATCTTAGATGAAATAGAAGATTTTATTAAACATTTTTCTGAGATGGCAAGAAAGAAATTAGGAATGGAAGATGTGAAAATAGAGCCTAAAAAAGAAAAACAAGAAGATGAAAATAATGTAGAAGGTAACTAAAAGTTTTTGTATCTTTGCAGGGTCAATAAGACCCTGCAAAGATATGAAAGAAAAAGTATTAGAATATTTTAAAGAAATAAAGTTTGATGAAGCTTCACACAGCTATACATTAGATAATAAAAATTTAAAGCCTGTAAGCTATGTATTAAAGGATTTTCAAGAACCTTTTGAGGAGCAGAAAATGGCTTTCTTAGTAGCTAAGAAAAAAGGTATTTCAATACAAGAAGTACTTGATGATTGGCATAAAAAAAGAGATGATTCTTGTGAATTAGGTACTAGAGTACATCTTTTTGGAGAAAAATTTGCTTTAGACAAAACACTAAAACCTTCTAATGGTTATGAAGAAGCTATAGCAAAATACCATCTTAGATTACCAGAATATATAAAACCTTTATGTTTAGAGTTACAAATGTATTCTAAAGAGTGGAAAGTAGCTGGTACAGCTGACTTATTACTCTATAATACTAAGACAAATGAGGTTTTTTTGAGAGATTACAAAACGAACCAGGACTTATTTAAGAATTATAAAGGTAAAAAATTATTAGCTCCTTTTGATGATTTAGAGGATAGTCCTTTTAATAAGTATCAATTACAACTTAGTTTATACCAATTATTATTTGAACAGACAGGTTTTAAAATAAAAGATAGGGCTTTAATTTGGATTAAAGAAAATGGTAGTTATGAACTTTATCAAACTAATGATTATAGAGACAGATTAATAAAATATTTAAACAAAAAATTATGAGAAGAAAGATATTCAATAATTTTGAAAGTCTAGAAGATTTAGTTTATTGGATGTACAATAAAATAAAAAATGGTACTACTGGAGGAGGAAGTGGAGGTATAACTCAAACACAATTAGATAATGCTTTAGATAATAAAGTAAATAAAGTATCAGGTAAAACACTTTCTTCTAATGATTATACTAATGATGATAAATCAAAAGTAGGAGAGATATCTAATAAATTAGATAAAGGTACTTATACAGGTACAGCTAAAGATTTAGCAGATTCTATAGAACAAATAAAAACTAATAGTAGAAGTGTTTCTTGGGCTGATATTCAAAATAAACCTCGTGTTTCTGTTACTTTAGCAGAAAACTCTACTTCCAGAACATATACAATTGGACTTACTGATGCTAATGGTAGTAGTGGAAGACTTATTATACCTAAAGCAGTTAGTTGGAATGATGTTACAGATAAACCTAATTTAGATTTTTTACCTTTATCTGGTGGTACTGTAAATGGAGGTGTTAATCTAAATGGTGAACTTTTATTTAATGATAAAGTAAAAGCGATTGCAAGACCTGATGGAAACTCAATAGCTTTTGGAAATAAACCATTCAATGATTTAGTGTATGGGGAGTTTAAAGGAATAAAGATATGGGGTAATGACAGTAATGATAAAATTGTTCTTGCTGGTGGTGGAGTTAAAAATATAAACGAGATAGCTCCTTCTTATAAGACTATTACAGACGCACACAAATTCCTTGATAAAGATGGAGCTATTCAATTTGGTTCAGGTAATAGTATAGCTAATGCACCCAGTAATCATTTTTATGAAATGGTAGGTTTTAC